TCAGGGCGATGAAGCGAACCATGCGTTCAGTTCCTCGACGGTCTTGAGGTCGGGCTTCGTGCGGGGCTTGAGCGTCGCAAGCGCACGGGCATCGGCAGAGGACTTCGCGGCGGCGGCCTTGGCCTGCCAATCCATCACCTCGTCGTTCTGCAGCTTCACCGCACTCTCCAGCGTGTTGGCGCGCAGCCGCTCGTCGGCGAGGTCGGAGCGGGTCAGCCAGAGGGACAGGCCAAGCCCGCCGGCGGTGACGGTCAGCAGGGCCACCAGCACTAGGGCAGCGATGCCGCCGGCCCTGGTTGCGAGTATGGACAGGATAGCCGTCATCGGCCGGCCCCTTCTTTCACGCGGCCGATGACCAGCACGGACCATTCGAGAACGCGGTAGACCTTCCCATACCAGCGGTCCGCCGGCGGGGTCGGGGTACACGCCAGGACGGCCTTGACGACGAGCGCATACAGCGTCGCGTAGCCAAGTGCCTGAAGAAACCAATCGGGCATGGTGCCTCCTTTCAGGCATGAGAAAAGCCGCCTCGGCGGGGGCCGGGCGGCTGGTTGACTTTTCTGGATGCGTCGATTTTTCGGACCAAGATCGTGGGCGGGAAAACCGACTTGGCCCCTACAGCCCCATCGCCTTGGCGGTCACCGGCCCGACGACGCCATCGGCCTTCAGGAAGTGCGCCGCCTGCCACAGCACCACCGCGGCCTTGGTCAGCGGTCCATAATGTCCGTCCGTCTTCACCCCGACGATGACCTGGATGCGGCGGATGCGGTCGGAATCATCGCCGGCCGGGGCAATGACCGCCTGCGGCTGCGGCGACGGACTGGGGGTCGGCTTCCAAGCGCCGGAGATGAACAGCGCCTCCTCGGCCGCCCGGCGGGCAACGAGGCCCGGCAGGTCGACCAGCTTCCCGCCGACGCGCGCCTTGGTCCACCGGCCGAACTGCTCGGCAGCGCCGGCGGTGTCACCAAGGTTCAGGAGCCGCAGCAACGTGGACGAGGCGAACGCCCCACCCCCCAGGTTGAAGACGAACGAGGCGAGCGCCCCGCGCGGGTTCTCCGGCAGAGGAACGCGGACATACTTGTCGACCACCGCCGCGGCCTCGGCCAGGTCGGCCGCCAGCAGCTGCTCGGCCTGCGCCTCCGTGATGGCCATGCCGAGACGGACATCGGGACCGGTGTGGCCATACCCAATCGTCGGCACGCCGGCCGGACAGAGATAGGCGTCGAGATACAGCCCCTCGAAATGCTTCACCAGCGCGACAGCCGCCGCGCACACGGGCTTGATGGTCATGAGCGGGATCCTTGCGAGGGTGGCGCGCGGTCGAAGCCGGCGCACCAGCCGTGACGGGCGACGAGATAGAGGAGGGCCAGATCGGCAAGGGCGGCGTGAGCGTCGCCGTTATGCCGAACGAGCAGGTCGTCGGCGAGCTGCTGCGCCGGGCCGGGGGAATCGTCGGGCATGGGCGCCTCACGCCAGCAGGACGAGGGCGAGGGCAGCGCCGACGCTGGCCCCGGTCAGGAACTCGCCCCATTCGGTCGGCCGGGTCAGGCGCCAGGGTAGCGCCGGGAGCTTGGCGCCGATCAGGTAGGCCAGCGGCATTGCAAGGCCGGTCAGCGGCAGCCACAGGGCGAGCGGGTGGGCGGGGATCAGCGGGAGCGCGATCAGGGCCATGCGGGCAATGCCGACGGCCGCCAGATAGCCCAGCTTCTCGGTTAGGGGGAGGTGGGCGGTCCAGCTGGCCGGATAGTCGCCGGGCGTTTCGGTGAGGTTCTGGCCGGCACCGTGCGGGAGCAGCAGGCCGAGGTAGGCCATGGCGCCTGCCAGCACCGCCGTCCAGATGCCGGTCCCATCCGGCGCGCTTGGGGGAATGGCGTAGACGGTGGCACCGACTGGCAGCGCCCAGAAGAGCACCCGCGCCCCGGTGGTGCCAAGCCAGGAATGACCCTGACCCCGCTCGCGATAGGCGCAGGCCAGGAACAGGGCGGCGAGCGCCACCCAGAGAATGGTGGAGAGCATCGGACCTCCAGACATGGAAAAGGCGCCTCATGGGCGCCCGGTCGGTCAGGGGATTGGAGTGTTGTCGCGGCGTCAGGTTTTGATGCAGGCCAGCAGCGCGACGTTGCGGGGGCGGGTCTCGTTGCCGCCCGTGTTGCTGGTGCCGTAGGTCTGCGAGCCGCCGAGGGTGGAAATGGATTCGTCGTCGGTGCCGCTCGCGCCGTCGGCATCAATTGGCAGTGTCACCGAGTGGCTGTGGCTGCGCAGTTCGTCCCCCTGGAAAGTGCCAAAGCCGCGCCCGCTGTCCACCCCGCGGCCGTTGTCGTAGCCACGGATGAACTCGCCGCGCAGATCGGGCAAGTTGAAGGTGGTTGTGCCGTTGCCGGCACCGAAGGTGGTGCCGATGGCGGCGAACAGGGCGGCGTAGGTGGTGCGGCTGACCGCGGCGCCGTTGGCCTCCAGCCATCCGGTCGGGACGGTGCTGCGGGCGAAGTGAGCGACGGCGCCGGCCGGCACTGCGGACGCACCAGCGGCGGCGGAGACCAGCGCCTGGATGGCCTGCCGGAGCTGGGTGCGGTCATCGGCGTTGAGCGTCAGCCCGGCGCCCTCGATGACGTTGCAGATCTCTTCCTGGGTGTTGTTGAACCAGGCGGCGCTGAGCGACGTGGCCGGGTCGCCGGTCAGGACGTCGCCTTCCTTGAAGCCGGCTTTGCCGACGCCCCAGAGATCGGGGGCGCGGGTGGCGGTAGCGATGCGTTGCACGATGGTACCTCTCAGGAGTTGGGGTTATTCAGCCGCCGGCCGCAGCGCGGCGAGTTGCGCCTCAAGAGCCGTGATGCGGTCAGTGAGGCGACGCGCAATATCCAGCAGCATGACCGTCAGGCGCTCGTACTGCACGCCGTCTGGGATCGGCGCAGAATCAAGGTCCGGCACTTCCTCCGTCACCTCGCGCTGTTCGGTAGCGACGCGCGGCACGACATGAACGGCCTGCCTAACAATGGCCGGTTCCAGTACATTGCCGTCAGTATCCCTGACCTCCGCGCGGAGCGTCTCCAGCACCGGATCGCCGGCCTCATCTACCAGCGGGAAGACATCGACTGCCTGACGCTGCTTGGTGACCGGGACCAGTCGATGAACGGCCTTGCCGTCGATCACCTCAACCGCCGGCTCCATGTCCTCATAATCTTCGAGAACCGGCACCGCGACAGCTACCGTGCGCGTCACCGTTTTGGTCAGCTGGCGGTAATGCACGAGCCGCGGCTCAATGGCGGCCACCTCTTCGGCTATCAGCCCGTACCAGCTCCAGTCCTTGCGGTCGGCATCGGCCAGCGAGCGATACCAGACCGGGCGCAGTGACAGGACCGCATCGGCATACTGCGGATCAAGCGTCTCGACATCGGTCTTGTAGACCCCGCTTGACGTGGACCGCAGCAGGCTGTTGCCGGCCGAGTTGTCGAGATATGCGTTGGCCGCTGATGCCGTGGTGCCGACGCGCGGGAAAGCGACGGCCCCACTGTCGAAAAGCCGGGCGTTGGTGTTGGCGCCACCGCTTGAACGGAAGTCGATACTACCGACAGACCCTGCGCTATCAAGGTAGGTGCCGCCGCTGGTTGCCTGAATGCGGAGCTTGTTCGATCCGTTGACGTTGACATCGTAGAATGAGCCTGTCGTGCCATTCACACAGACGGTTCCGTATCCTGCGAAAGTCTGCGGGCTCGTCGTGCCAACGCCAATTGCGCCCGCCGTGTAGAGGTCGCCGTTGTTCTTGACGCACCACTTGAGCGCATCCGCCTCATCATGGAAGCGCTCGTAGTAATACCAGCCATCTTCGCCGCAAACCTTGATGCCGCAGTCGGCTTTGGTGCCGGACGTCAGCCATCCGGTATGGCTGCTGGCGATATAGGCGCCGATGTTCTTGGATGAGCCGTCGCCCGCGACTTGCGAATGGACGCCGATCTCGACACCCCAAGTCCCGCCTTGCGTCGTCTGCTGAGTGCCGGTCCCGCGAAGTGTCTGGAACTCGCCCGCCCTGATCAGGGTGTCCGCAGTGTGATTGGCGTATCCGTTCGCCGCGCCGAATGCTCTGGCGACAGATCGAGTGGCGCCAACGTCGGCATAGGACGCAACGCCGGACATCGTGATCACGTAGTCGGACATCACCCAGGAGGCGGATGCAGTTTTTGACACCAAGCTCGTGGTGGATGCAGGAACTGATGTAGCGTCTCCGCCTGCGACTTTCTCGGCCTTGAGCGTCGCTCCGGGCTTGAGGGCAACCTCAGTGCTGGACCCAACATCAAGCCCAGCAACCGCGCCAGCAACATCCTGTAGCACGCGTCCGCCAGCAACCGCCTGCGAGGCATCCCCATCCTCCGGCAGCATGCGCCGCCCGCCGGGCGTCCCGCCGTCATGGACCGTCAGCGTGCTTTCGGTCGTGTCGACGATGATTTCGCGAGGCCGGCCGATGAAGCTGGACAGGGCAGCCTTGGCACCGCCCAGCACCTGGACGCGCTTTACTTTGGTGGTCATGAAAGAACTCCCCAGTCCTCGGCGTCCGCCGCCGGATCGGTGATCAATCCCCAGTCCTCATCCGTGCCCACGATCATCCAGTCCCAGCTGTCGACGTAGGCGAAGAGAACGGAGGTGTGTGCCGGAGCCGCCCGGCGGATGATGCATTCCAGCACCGCGCTGCCCCACGCCTTGATGGGGTCGGAGCAAGAGCTGTTGACGGTGAAGTCCAGCACACCGGCGTCGGTGTTGGTCGTCAGGCGCCAGACGCTTTGCCAGTCTTGCGTCAGCGGCGCAGCGCAGGGGGAGATCGCCGTGAACGGCAGGAACTCCTCGATGAAGGCATCCGGGAACCCCAGCCCCTTCGCCAGCCCCAGAAAGTAGGGCCGGTTCTGCCCGCCGGTGGAAGTCAGCTTCTGGACGACGCGCAGGCGCCGCGCGTCCAGCGTCTCAGCCGGCCCGGTGCATTCGTCCGGCAGGCCGAGCGAGTCCTCCCATTCGGTCAGGAGCGCGCTGGTGGTCGCCGGGAAGGCCTCGGCCAACAAGCTGGTCGCGTCGGTCGACTGCCGCTCGTAGACGCCAGCCAACCCGTCCAGCACCTTCGCCTGGGCGGTGTCGGCCTCGCGCGACCAGACCCGACCGGTGGGCAGCAGGGCTTGCAGCGCCGCCCGGAAGTCGGCGCGCCGGAAGATCGGTGCGGGCATGGCGTCAGCTCCAGGTGATGGTGCCGACGGTCACCAGATAGCCGGGCGCTGCGGTGAGGTCGTCGAGCGGCGCGTCGATGTCGAATCCGCTGGCGCCGGTGGAGCGCACCGCGTCCCACAGCGCGGCGATGCTGACCGCGCCGCCAGGGCTGGCGTCCTTGCGCAGTTGCTCGACCAGCGCCGCCTCGACCTTGTCGCGCAGGCCCGCCGATACCCCGGCGATGGTGAAGTTGACCGGCTGCGGCGTCGGGCCGGCGACATAGACCAGGGCCGTCACCGGGGCAAGGTCCCATAGGTAATCGGCCACCGTCCGCTGGTCGCCAGTCGCCGGGGTGGCGCGGGGCTCATAGCCCGACACGCCGTTGTCGCCGATCGGGAACCCGTCGTTCGCGGCGTTGGCTTCGTCCAGCATGATGTAGACGATCACGGTGCCGATGCCGGCTCCGTTGCGGCGGCACCAGGCGCGGGTGACACCGGCCACCTCCAGCGCCCAGGTGACATAGTCGTCGGCCGCACCGCCCATGGCGGAGCGCTGGTAGGCGCCCAGCATTCGGGTGCGCAGCTCGTCGTCGGTCTCGACATCAGCGCCGCCGGTCAGCACACCAGCGACGCCGGACGACTGCACACCGGCCACCGCGGCGCTGAGGGCCATGATCGCCCCGGCCACGGCATTGCCAGCCGCGCCTGCCTCGGCCGCGATCACCGGCACTGATGCCGTGCCGCCCAGCCCGATGGCGACCGCCTCGGCGGAGGTGTAGGCGACGCCGTCGGCAGCCCGGACCATGGCCGTGCCGGCGGGGATCACCGTCCCGGCCGTGCCGCGCATGACGACGGATCCGGAGGCCGCTGTCGCCGGCTTGCGGGTCACGCCCTTCAGCGCCCCCCAGCCCTCCAGAAACTCGTCGGTGCAGGTGAAGGGCACCGACTGCCGGGCGATCCAGTCCAGATAGCCGTAATGCAGGTGGGCCATGGCGGCCTGAATATCGGACAGCACCCGCAGCACCGCCCGGCGCAACAGGCCGGTCTCGGCACCCACGGAGGCGGTAACGTCCTGCGCGACCTGCGCGCGCAGCTCGGAGAGTGTCGGTCGAAGGAACGGCATGTCAGGCTCCCTGCCAAGCCCAGGCGTAGGTGAGTGCGACGGTGCGGCCGTCGGTCCGGTAGGCAGTCACGCGGGCGCCCAGCGTCGAGCGGCGGCTCCACTCGACGAAGATGTCGAAGCGGGCGACGGCGCCGTCATCGATCAGCCATTGCAGGGCCTCGGTGATGTAGTCCTTGGCCCGCTGCAGCGTCTCGGTGGTCTGCTTGGCCCGCTCCAGCAGCCAGAGGCGCGATCCCAATTCATGGTCGCCCCACCAGCCGCGCCGGTCGGTGGTGCCGTCGGGGATGATGTCGTCCTTGTTGGCCGGCCGGTCGGTGAAGAGCGACAGCAGGATGGCGTTGGCCAAGTCGTCGCCGGTATCGAGGTCGCCGCCGGGCGCAAAGGTCCAATCGCCGCGGCCATCGACCGGCGACCAGATGATGGTGATGTCGGCCATGGGCTATTCCAGTTGATTCGGGACGCTGGTGGAGCCGCTGCCTGTCTGCACGCCGCTATGGGTGTGGGTGTTGTAGACGTCGCGCATGCCCTTCATCGTGCGGGTCTGGCTGTCGCAGCGGTCGATGATGTCGCCGGTGACCTCCAGGCGGTCGGTGACCATGCGGACCTTGGGCGTGTCCTGGATCGTCACCGGCTTGCCGGCACCCTTGATGATGATGCCGGCGCGGGTGATGTGGACCATCTGCCCCTGATCGTCGTAGATGGCGACCTCGCCGGCCGCCAACACCTTGGGCCGGGCATCCTCGTTCCCGGTGGCAATGGCCACACCCATGGAGCGGTCGCCCCCCACAAAAATCACGATGGCTTCCGAGCCGACCGGCGGGACTGAGGTCAGCCCGTATTCGGCGAGCCTTGGCGTTCTGTCGCGGATCTCGTCCTTGCCAAGCTGGACCTGCAGGAGCTGCACGCCGCCAGCGTCGTCCACAAGGGTGATGCTGCCGCGGCCGATAGCCATGAGCAGCCTCGCGTAGAGACGCTCAATTGCACTGATCGCACTTTCCATCATTGCTGCTGCCCCGGTACGACGTCGGAAATGGTTGGCTGCCAGACAAACGGCTGCGGCAGGAACGCCTGAGGCGGCATCAACGTCAGGTCGGCGTGGGTTCCCGCGGTGTCCCGACGGAACGTGACATCGGCGATCAGCCAGTTCGCCTCGGCGATCTTGAGAGCCGGGATCTTGATGTTCACCAAGCGGTTGGGCGTCCACAGCATGCCGTCGCCGTCGCGCCATGTGGACGTTGTGATCTGAACACAGTAGGAGCGCCCAGCACGCCGCGCGGCTTCCCACTGGCCACGCTGCTCCGACAACTTGAAGGCGACGATCCCAGTCTCAGCGATGATTTGGCGCAGGCGGTGCCGCGGAACCTCGGCATCCTTCGCAGTTGCCTGGATGTCGCTTGTCACGTTGTAGCCCGCAGCGTCGCCCGCAGGGCTTATGGACAAAGACCGGACGACGTAATCGCTGAAGCGCAAGTCCATGCCGAACAGCGCTGTCGCCCGCTCAATGTTGATGCCCTGCTCGAATCCGGTCCGGTGCGTCTCCGTTCCCGCCCGCGCAAGAATGATACTGCCGTCCGGAGCGTCGTAGACGAGAAGCGCGCGGAACCGGGCCATGCGCTCGATGATCTGATATGGCGTCTCGCCCCAGATCAGGTTGAACTGCGGGATGGGCTCGCCAACATCGCTCAGCGCTGTGACGCCGATGCCGTATGGCTGAGCCAGCTTCTTGGATATGCTCAGAACGTCTGAGGAGCTGATCTGGTTGCTGGGCCATTCGGCGGAGCAATCAACCAAGTCCTGGCTCTTGCTCCGGCCGGTCACCCGCAGGCTGTGGCGGTGCCGGTCGACCGTGGGCAGGAACCGATCGACATAACCGGTGATCACCAGATCGTTGCCGATCAGCACCTGGCACTCGTCACCCGGCTTCACGACGACGGACTCCGCCTCGCCGGGGAAGCGCTCGGTGAACTCGATGTCGAAGTCGCTGGGCATCCGCTCGATGCCGCGGGTGACGCGCACAGCCTGCCAGCCCGACAGCTTGCGCTTGCCGGTGATCAGCGTCAGGTCGTCCATGGTCGGTTACTCCGCGAGCGCCCGGAAGCTAGTGGGCATGAAGGCGGGATGGATGGGGTTGGCGGCCTGCACCAGCTCGTCGGACCGGGTCGGGTCCTGATAGAGCCGCTGCGCCAGCACCAGGGCCGGCAGCGAGGTGGCGGAAGCGACCGGTACCAGCCGGGCCAGATCAGCACCCCGCTCGGTCAGGTCGGCAACCACCGCCGCCCGCAGCTTGCGCAGGGCCAGATAGGTGTCGTCCTGGCCGGCATCGCCGGAGCGCACGATCTCCGCATCGATGACGTCGCGGAGACGATCGCGCACCAGAACCGCCTCGTCGTAGGACCCCGGCTCCCATGCCGCAGCAGCCCGCGCCATTTCAGCGATGGCCGCGCGCCGGTAGAGTGCCGCCACATGGATGCCGGATCCGACGGTGACGCTGGCATCGGACGCCAGCGGCGCCAGCAGGCGGAGACGGTCGGCCGGCGTCGGCATGGCCGAGGCGGCGGCCGAGACATGGCCGGTGATGGCGTCGGCCGTGGCGCTGACCGTCTCGGTGCCGGTGACCGCCGCGGTGTCGGTGACCTTGATCGCCGCCAGCGAGACCCCGCCGCGCGCCGCCGCGGTGGAGGTCTTCATCGCCGCCAGCGTGGTGCCGGACCGGCTGTTGCTCGGCCGGAAGAAGCGGCCGAACTCGCCGGGAAGGTCACGGATGGCGTTGTAGAGGTTGGTCGCGTCGTTCACGAACCTCTCGACCATCCGCACATAGTAGGACACCACGCTGATGATCTGGCGTAGCGCCGCCCCGCCCTCGCGCAGAAGCTCGCCAACCGTCGACACGAAGTCGACGACGGCGGAGAGGCCCAGCGCGTCCGCGATGCCGGCGATCTCCGACGCGCGGTCGGCGGTGCTGCCCGGGTAGAGCAGCCGTCCGGCCTCGACGAACTGGAAGGCGACCTCGAACACCCGGCCCAGATCGAAGCGCTCGGCGATGCGGAAGCGGAGCAGCGCCACCGATTTCCGGCCGAGGGTCGGGTGGACCAGTTCGCCCTCCCCCTCCCCTTCGCAGGCGCGCTGCAGCTGATCGCGCTGGGTGAGGACGGAGCCGCCGCCATAGACGGCCGAGTCCTCCACCAGGAAGCCGATCAGGCTGATGCGGCGCGGCGCCCGGCCCAGGTCCTCCACCCACACGCTGTCACGATACGGGTATTCGTGGATGGCGACCCGCCGGCCGAACTGGCTGTCGGAGGACAGCACGCCGAAAGGCACCCCCCGAAAGCTGGCGCGCTGCAGCTGGCTGTACCAGGGACCGCCCCCGCTGCCGAAGCCGGCCAGATCGACGCCCAGCCGCTCGGCCGCAGACGCGACCGTCGAGATGCCGTTGGACAGGTTCCGATAGGCGCTGTTGAACGACATCAGGGCCTCGCAAAGCTGGGCATCGCATATTCGATGCGAGCGGGCACGGCGGTGCCGGCGCCGGTCTGGGCGGTGGCGGTGGTGCCTTCGGGCACGTTGCCGCCGAGGGTGACGGTGACGTTGACCTTCTGCTCGCCGCCGCCAGCCGCCGCCTGGGGCTGCTGGCGCTGCATCGCGGCGATGGAGGCGACATAGTTCTGGGTCTCGGACGGCAGGGGCTTGCCGCTGTTGATGTTCTTCTGCACCCGACCAGGGCCGGCGTTGTAGGCGGCGGCTGCCGCTTTCTCGTCGCCGAACCGCTTCATCTGCTCCGACAGGTAGGCGACGCCCGCCTCGATATTGGCATCCGGGTCGGTGATGCCGCCCTTGATGCCGTAGCGGCGCGCCATCTCGGCGTAGGTGCCGGGCATGACCTGCATCGGGCCGATGGCGCCGGCGGAACTGGTCAGCGGGTTGCCGTTCTTGTCATGGGTCCGGCCGCCGCTCTCCTGCTGCATGATCCGGCGGACGAAGTCCGGGGAGACGCCATACTTGGCCGCCATCGCCTCGATCTGCGGGTCCCAGCGCCGGACCCCAGCGCCGACTGCTGATGGCGTGGCCGCGCCACCGGAAGCCGCCTTGTCGACGGCACCCTGCCCCTTCCATACGACGCCCATGTTCGGCAGCCAGGATTGCCACCAGCTCGGCGGCTGATTGTCGGCGGCGTTCGGGCTGGGACTCGCATCGGGGCTCTTGTCTTTGTTGATGCTGACCCACGGCAGCCAGGACGGCCACCACGACTCCTCCGCCGCCTTCTTCTCCTCGGGCGTTTCCTTGCGGATCACCACCTGCTTGTTCTGCTCCGGCGCCGTGGCATAGGCGGCATAAGCCCCTGCCGCCAGGAGCCCCCATGGCCCCGCTGCCAAGCCGCTCAACCTCGCCCAGATCGATCCTTCGCCTGCGAGCTTCGCAAACAGGCCAAGGGCACCGCGAGCCGCCATGATATGGGACGAAAGCTCAATCCAGGTGGCGATGCCTTCCTTGTTCTCAGCAGTGGCTTCCGTCATCCAGTTGATGAGGCTGCCAAACCGCGTGTTGAGGCGCGCCTCCAGAGCGATGCCGACGCCGGAGGCCGCCGCCTCTAGTCGGTTGAGCGAGATCCCCAGCTCTTCCGAGCGCTTCTGGGTTTCCTCGCTGACGCTTGCCAGCCGCTCGATGTCTTTGACATATGCCTGAAATCCCGCCCGCCCCTTGCGGAGCATGGGGAGAAGCGCCTCCACCCCGAACATCTGAGCAATCTTCGCCTGGGTCTGCGGGTTGGTTTGCTTGGCAATGGCGTCGGCGATATCGCCCATCGCTCGCTCCAGGTCCCACGCGCCGCTGGCCGTCCGCTTGGCCGTGATGCCCAGGGTGCTGAGCATCGCCGCCGCCTCGTTGTTGCGGCCGAAAGCGGCGTCCTGAAGGGTGGTTGCCAGCCCGCCCAGGCTGCTGGTCATGGCGTCGGTGGACAGGCCGGCCAAGCCCGCAGCCCCTTCCAGGGTGCGCAGCCGCCCCGCAGCGATGCCAATGCCCTGAGCGGCATTGCTGGCGGCCACCGCGTTCTTGCCCCAGTAGCTGGCGAGCGCCGCCTGACCGGCGATGGAGGTGGCTCCGAAGGCCAGCCCCATCGCACCGTTCAGCATGCCGAAGTTGCGCGCCGCATCCATCGCGACGCTGGCGAGGCCCCAGACGCCTTTGCTGGCCTTCTCCAGCCCCTCCGCATCGCTGAGCTTGTCGAAAGCCGAGCGGATCTTATCGACCACGCCCGGCACCCGTCCAAGACGGGAACCGACGTTGTCGATCGTGGAGGAGGCTTCGTCCTTCGCGCCGATCAGAATGCGGAAGGCTTGAGAGGCCGGGTAGTTCGTCATGGTGTCAGTCCTGCTTGATCATGCGGATGGCCTGATCGTTCCACCACGCCAGTTCAGCCCAGGTCAGCGACCAAGCGTCGCGCGGCCCCCAGTGGTAGAACTTGGTGACCTCGGCAATGACGTCTCGCCAGTTGCCGGGCCAAGTCAGATAAAACCCATGAGGTAATCCCGCGCTTTTTTGGCATCGCGGTAGCCGATCTTTTCCACCGCCGGCTTGGGGATGCCGGAGACGAGAGCGATCAGCACGGTGTCGGACGCAATGCCGCCACCAGCCTTTTCAGCGGTCGCCACCTCGCCCAGCGTGGGCTCCCGCAGGTTCATCTCGGTGTAGACTTGGCCGGTGAATTCCACCGACTTGCGCAGGGGGATCACCAGCTCGTCCGGCTGGGTCTGGGTCCCTTTGTCCATCGCTTAAGCCTCCTCGACCTGGGCGGACTCGAACTTGACGTCGAAGGTGCCCTCCGCCGCCTTCACCTCCTGAACATCGACTGTCCAGGCGTTTCGGGCGGAGACCACCTTGCCGTTGGCCAGCTCGGCCACCACGGTGACGTTGGTCATAGCGTTGAAGGCGGCGACGCTGAGGCTGCCGGCGTCGCGCAGGGTGCCGGAGATGTAGCCGGCGACCGGCGTCTCCTTATAGCCGTGGATCCCGTCCATGCCGGTGATGGTCTCGCGCCGGACGGTGGACGGGGAATAGGCGAGGTCGGCGGACAGCATGTAGGTGGTGCCGTCGACCGTGAGATAGCAGACGCCAGCAAGGCGCCGGGTGGTGTCGGCCATGAGGCGTCTCCTTTACGACAGGCGGAACTGGGCCAGCAGCGCGAAGATGCGCAGCTGATTGATGAGCACCCCTGGCCACAAAACGTCGACCCGGTTCGGGTTGGTGCGGTTCTTCTCGACCACCAACCCGGCCTTGAAGGCGTCGCCGTTCTGGACGTAGCCGGCATATTCCAGCTCGCGGTACTTGGCGATCAGGTCGGCCTTGATGATGGCGGGCGTGACCACGTTCGCCGCCGGACCGAAGCGGGTGCCGTCGGCTGCCAGCTTCACGCGGGCATACTTGGAGGTCACCACCGACTTCAGTTCCCGCAGCACATAGGCCAGCAGGAACATCGTCTCGATCTCCAGATAGCTGTCGTCGGCGGCGCCGAAGCCGTTCTTCTGGTAGGTCGTGATGACGTTCTCCAGCCGGCAGGTGCCGTCAGCCCCGACGTTGAAGGTGCTGATGCCGTCCCACAGCAGCGTGTTGCGGCTCGACAGGTCGAAGCGCGACGCGATCGGCGGCGCCAGCATGGTCGTCAGCGCCAGCGTCTGGAGCGGCGTGCCGGGGTCGGCGCGCAGGCTCACGGCCGAGGTGCCGGCGAAATCCGCCGCCACGATCCAGGCCGGGGTCGGGCTGTCGTAGAACCCCAGGATCGAGACGTGCTGGTCGTTGCGGCTAACGCCGAAGGTGGTCAGCGCCCCGATGGTGCCGCGGTGGGCGGCGAATCCGTGGCCGTAAATCTGCCGCGCCCAGCTCCAGCGACCGGTGCTGTCGTTCAGCAGCGTCTTCAGCGCGTCCAGGCTGGTCGCGTCGGTGTAGGGGAAGACGATGAAGTCGTATGGCTCGTCCGCGAGGGCGGCGAAGCCGGACGTCAGCGTCGGCGGGGTGGCGCCGCCCGCCATGGCGGAAATGGCGACGGTCAGGCCGGCCGGGGTCGCTTCGCCGCTGGGCGAGCCGCGGTAGTTCAGCCGCAGGTCCACCTCGTTGCCGCAGGGGCCCTTGTTCTTGGCCGTCAGGGTCACCACGCCCGTGTTGGCGGTCGCCGTCACCGGCAGGGACGGCAGCGCGGTGATGGTCGCGGCAAGCGCCGTGGCGATGGCCGCCACCGCCTGGCCGGACACCACCGGCTGCGCCACCAGCACGCCGCCGACATAGAGGGACAGCGTCCCGTTGGCGGTGGGGGCGCCGGTGAAGGTGATGGTGCCGGTGGCAGCCGTGGCGCCGGCATCGTCGGCCAGCGGCAGCAGCCAGACCTCGCCGAAGCTGTCGGCGGCGCGGTAGGCCTCGTACATCAGGGCCAGCTGCGAGCCGAGACCGGCCAGCGACTGCGCCTCGCCCAGGCTGGGGCAGATGACGGGCAGGTTGGCCGTGGCCGCGCCGCTGCTGGTGATCTGGCCGACGATCAGCGTCCGCATGGTCTGCTGAGCGCTGTTGGCCTTGGAATTGTCGACCTCCGCATAGAACAGCGGCACGCGCAGGTTCTGGGGGATCTGCTTGAAGGCGACCATCGGTTATGCCTCCTCGGCGTTGGGCGGCGTGGCCGCGGGCGGGTTAGCCGGCACGACGTCGCCATAGACGTGCAGCAGGCGGGTCCAGTACGGGGTTTCGGGGACGTCCCGGCCCTCGGCGGGCAGGAAGTCCTTCAGGTCCGGGTCGCGGATCAGCAGGCCCGGAGCGGGCTTCACGAGCACGGGCGTGGCTCCTATGGGAAATCGAAGGTCAGGCGGCCTTCGTCGCGGCCGTCAGGGCCGGAGGTGCGCGGCGCCGGCTGGACGGCGTCGGGGAACGGCGGGTCGGGGTAAGTGCCGGTGGCGTCGAAGGGGGCGATCATGTCGACGTGGACGTCCACGCCCTGCAGCTCGTCCGTCACCACCGGCTCGAAGTCCTCCGGATAGGAGAAGGCGAACTCCATCCGTAGCTCGCCGACGTGCTTCTTCGTCTCCGCCGACACGGCGACTTGGCTGCGCACCGCGGCGATTTGCTCCACCTGGCGCACGATCTCGTAGGAGGTCAGCACCGCCGTCTTGATCTGGCTGCGCAGGGTGGCGAGATCCGCCTTGACCGCGACCTCGTCCACCCCCTCGACCCGACCGTCCACCGTGATGATGGCCGTGGTGTGGAGGGCCGGGAAGCCGACGGCGCCGCGGCTCCGGCTTTCCTCCCGCTCGTCCGCCACCAGCAGGCAGGGCATGTCCTTGCTGTTGACCGGCCAGTCGCGCGGGGCGAACACCCGGTCGGCAGCGAGCGTGTTGGCGTTGCGCAGGGCGGTCACCACCAGCCCGCGCAGCACCTCCGAATGGAGCACCGTCATCCCGACACCCAATTCAGCGGCAGAGTGGCCCAGCCATGGCCATCCGGGTTGACGTTGTTGACCACGTAGGTGGTGCCGGTCCGGACGATGGTGAGGCGGTCACCGGCTTCCGGCGGGCTATCCCCGAACTGCGAAAGCCGCACGCCCAGGACCGGGAACACCGACGACACCGGCGCGCCATCCAGCACCTCAACCTCGGCATAGGCCTCGTCGAAGACGCCGGAGACGGCGAAGGGCTCGCCCCCGGCCGGCTGGAAGAGCACCGGCTCGGCGAAGGCGTCCGACACGGCGGCGTGCGTCAGGGCGTCCCAGTCCAGGGCCATGCGTCAGCCCCCCGCGTTGATCACGGTGGCCGGCTCCTCGTCGGCGTCCTCGGCCTCCGGCTCGGCGAAGCCGAGAGCGCGCAGGCGCTTGGCTTCCCCCTCCTCCACCTCGACCGTCTGGCCCGGCCCATAGGACAGGGTCACCGGCTCGCCCTGCTCGTCCTTGCCGGGCAGCTGGATGGTCCGGCGCTGAGCCACGGCGATCGTGACCAGCGCCGGGGCGGCGGCCTTCTCGGCCGCCTGCTTCTCGCCCGCCATTTACAGCACCTGCACGAACATGCAGGCGTTGACACGGCTGGGAATGACGATCGGCGCGGACTGGATCATCACCAGACGCTGCGCCGGGTCCTTCTCCACCCAGGACTTCGGGGCATAGGCCAGCGGCCCATAGTTGAAGTCCGGATCCATGATCATGCCGAAGGCGCGGGTGCCCTGCATGTCCGGGCCGGACAGGGTGACCGAGCCGTCCGGCAGCATCGGCTGCTCGACGTTGTTGTCGTCGACATACCAGTCGTTGTAGAGCCAGAGGTTGAACTGCCCCCAACGACCCATGTAGACGGCGCCGCGCTGGACCTGGGTGCCAAGCTCGACGCTGTTGCCCTGCGTCGCCGGGTACCAGTTGGCGTTCTTCAGCACCGGGTCCTTCAGGAAGGCCTGCCAGGACGAGTTGGTGAAGACGGCGTCCGTCACCACGGCGCCCGACTTCTTCAGGACCTGGGCAGCCCAGGTGGTGAGGTCCGAAGTCGGCGAGACCGAGCCCGGGCTGTTGGGGGTGCCGATGTTGGCGGCCGTCCACTTGGCGCCCGAGCCCAGCGCCACCGTGAGGGAGGCGTCGCGGCCGAAATCGACGACGGTGGTCGGGAAGCCGTCGCCGGTGATGGTCACCGTGCCGGTGGTCAGCGCGGACGACGCCATCCACTCCAGGCGTCGGTTCAGCATGTCGATCTGGTCGGCCATCTCGAACATGAGGTTGGCCATCATGCGCTCTTCGCCGCTCAGCTCGCCGCCGATGCGCTCGCCGATCTGGCGGCGGACCGGGCGGCGCAGGTCGGGCGCGCGCTTGTCCTTGATGTAGGCCGGCTTGAACTTGTTGGTCTGGTACTTCCGGCCCTCGACCAGCTTGCCCTCGACCAGCGGCGACACGAACGGCGACATGCGGCGCTTGCCGACGTCGACGTCGATGGCGACCTCTTCGGTGTCGAAGGTCACGATGTTCGGGAAGAAGCGATCCAGCAGCCAGTTCTGGCTGATCTTCAGGTTCGGAACGACCTGAGCCAGGACGGCAGTCGAAAAGATGTCCATAGGGAATGCCTCCGATCAGGACGGGTCGGCGGCCGAGACGGCCGTCTTGAGGTAGATGCCGGCGTCGCGCAGCGTGTCCTTGATGGACGCGGCGGTGTGGCCGGTGCCGATGGTCAGGGCGTTGGTGTTGAACTCGCCCGCCAGATAGACGCCGGCCAGCTTGTCGCCGCCGCTGGCGTCCACGGCGTCGGCCAGGATGGCGGAGGGCACCTGGCTGCCATCGCTCGACGCCGACAGGCTCAGCGTGTACTTGCCCGATGCGGTGATCTTGCCGAGCACGGCGCCGCGCGCGAGGTTCTGGCCGGACACCAGGGTCACGGTGTCGGTCACCAGCGGGAAGCGACCGGCAATGAGCTGGTCGGGCGTGAAGACGTCCGACGTCACGCCCGGCTGGAAGGGGCTGCTGCTGTAGGTGGTCATTGGGGATCGCTCCTCACTTCTTCGTGCCGGTCAGGCGGTCGTAGACCGCGGTCATCTTCGCGGCCATGCCGGCGGGGGTGGAGGCGTCGGCCTTCTTGCCGCCGTCGTCCCCGACGTTCGGGATCGCCGTGGTGGCCATGCGGTCGGCCAGCCCGCCACGCTTGCCCTGGGGCGGGTTGGTGATGGCGACGCCGGCCATCACGGCGATGGCCTCGCTGGCGCTCAGGCTGGTGGTGAAGGCCAGCTGGGCGGCGACGTGCGGCAGGCCGGCGGCGTGCTCGCTGGCGAAGATGGCGGCGCAGCGCTTGCGCTCGTCGGCGCGGCCGGCGGCGTAGGTCTTGCCCTTGGGCTTGCCCGCCTGCGCCTTTTCCTCGTCCTTGTCGTCCTCGGCCTTCTCTTCGTCCTCCGAGTCCTCGGCCTTGGCGTCGGTGTCATCATCCTCCGCCTTCTCCTCGTTCTCGTCGTCCTCGGCCTTCTCGTCCTCGTCGCCCTCTTCGGCGCGCTTGGAATCCTTGTCCTTGCGGTCGGTCTCCTCGGCGCGCTTGCCCGAGGGACGGCGGCCCAGCAGATGGGCGAACGACGCCGCCGCGCCCGCGAAAGGCGAGTGCTTCATAATCAGTCTCCGGTGTGTGCTGTGGTTCAGCCCAGCTCGTCGAGCAGGGCCAGGAAGGCGGCGTCAGGCGCCATCACCGCATCCGCGAGGCCAAGGTCGACGCCCTGCTGCCCGAGGAAGGTTGCGGCTTGGGTTCCCCGGACCTTCGCGGCCGGGAGGTTCCGATTGCGGGCGACCGTCTCGACGAACAGGTCGCCCATCATGTCCACGTCCGCCTGGAAGCGCTTGCGCGCCTCCTTCGACAGCGGGATTTCCGGATGGCCGTCCGCCTTGCAGTCGCCGTAGGTGATGAAGGTCACCTTGATGCCATGCTCGGCGAGCGCCGCAGACCAATCGACGTGCATCCAGATCACGCCGATGGAGCCGGTGCCGCCGGTGCGGGGGACGTACACCCGGCCAGGATCGACGGCGGAAGCCAGGGCATAAGCCGCAGAATAGGCACTCTCCGAAAGGATGGCTGCCAGTGGCTTCGTGCCGCGCGCCGCATAGATCGTGTCCACCAGATCGAAGCAGCCGGCCACCTCGCCGCCGGGGCTGTCGACGTCCAGCACGATGGCGCGGACTTCCGGGTCGGCCACCGCCGTCAGGAAGCCTTGCCTGATCCAGTCGTAGCCGGTGGCCCAGGACCAGCCCCAGCCGCCCTGAAACAGGACGCCCTTGACCGGGATGATGGCGACGCCGTCGATCAGGCCATACTGCCGATCCCGCTCCGCCGACCGCCCATAGCCGAATGCCTCCGGCGCCGGAGCATCCCCGCGCAGGGCGGCGGCCAGCAGGTCGGCCTCACCCTGCACCAGCGCCAACGGTCGGTTGGACAGCCGGCGGGCGACTTCGAAAATCTGGCTCATTCCGCCTCCGGCTTCTTCGGCGGCTGGGCGGACTGCCCGGCCGGGATGTTCATGCCGGCCCAGGACGGGACCTCCAGGCCGTACTCGCGGAAGCGCTCGACCTCGATCTTGCGCTGCTGCAGCACGTCCTCCCAGTCCAGACCCTGCTCGGCGCACTCTTCCTCCAGGGTGCTGAGGCCGGCATCCATGCCGAGCACCGCGCCCTGCTTCTCGGCGACCGGATCGACCCAGCCACGCCCGGGGCCCATCCAGCGGCACCGGCTATAGGAGCCGCGGCACTCGATGTATTCGGGCACCACGCCGGACGGCAGCGGCACGTCGCCGGTTTCCATCACCTCCTCCAGCCACGCTGCGTAGATCGGCGAGGCAAAGCCGACGGCGAAGTCGGAGCGGCGGCGGGTCAGCGTCTTCCAGGCCTCCAGCAGGGCTGCGCGAGCGCTGGAATAGTTGACGTCCGACCAGTCGTTGGAGAGCTGCTGGGCGCTGATACCGATGCCGGCCGCCGCGTTCCGCAGAACCGCCGCCTCGAAGTCGGCGAAGTTGCTGGTCGGGCGCGCGGCGGTGACCGTCTTGATGTCCTCGCCGGGAAACATGATCGGCATGCGGGCGCCGTTCAGTTCGGTGCGACGCTCCTTATGGAAGGCTGCCCGCTCATCCTGATAGGCGCTCAGGTCACTCTCGCCCAGCGCTGCGCCGACCAGCGACGGGTCGAAGGGCGACTGGATGTAGGCGGCGAAGATCGCGTTGATGATCGCCGCATCCAGTTCGGTGCCGTCATACTTGATCAGCATCTTCAGACGCTGCACCACGGGCGTCAGGACGCCCGCCCCACCGCGGTGCTGGCCGGCCTGCTCGTTGTCGAAGTGGTGGACGACGATGGGCCGCCCCCAGGCGGTCTCGCGCGGCACCCGCTCCCAGGAGACGCTGTTCGCTGCGTCGTACCAGTCCGCCTGATGGGCTTTGCGGATCCAGTAGGCGACAGCCGCGCCGTGCTGGTCGATCTCGACGCCGCCGCGCAGGCTCTGCTGGTCGAACTGCATCTGCGGGTTGGACAGGCGGTCCGGGTTGATCAGCTGGACTGTGGTCGCAAAGCGCGCCCGCCCCACCCCGACCCGCTCCGGCAGGTACGGCAGGATGGCCAGGGCGTCGCCGTCCACGATCCAGTGCCGGAAGCCCATGCGCAGCATCTGGGTGGCGGTCATGCGGCGTCCGGCATCGCAGTAGCGGCCGGGATCGTCCGCCCACACACGCCAATGCGCCTCGACCGCCCGGCCGAACTCGTCGGCCCATTTGGCGTCGAAGGCGCTGTTGCCGGAGTACATCGCGAGCGCGCGGTAGTCCGGCTTGCTGATCGGACGGAAGCTGCCGCCGATGGCGTTGTCGAGGATGCGGGTGATCGCCCCCGACGCCCAGCCGTCGTTGCGGACGAGGTCCCGCACCCGCGACACGATCCGGTCGCGGTAGGTGTTGAGTTCGGTATCCGGCGACCACAGGAAGGGGCGCCACGCCTCCATGTGCTGGCCGTAGATGTCGGCCGCGTCATAGGGCGTGTTGCCGCCGCCGGCCAGGGCAGCCGCGCGTCGGGGCGCTGCCGGAAGCGGGTTGCCGTCCGGGCCGAGGATCGTGACTGCGTTCATGGGTCAGAACCGGAAGCGGATGGGGCGGCGGCCCGACGAGATGCCGAGCTTGGCCTGGATGGCGAGAATCAGCGCGTTGATCTGCGGGATCTCGGCCTTGCTGTAGGTGACCGACCGGGAGCCGTTCCCCTGGGTGTAGGCGACAGACACCGGCTTGGCGCCGACGGTCAGGTCGATCAGTGCCTTCTGCGCGGTGGCGAGCGCCGCGCGCAGGTCGGCATCCGTCATCCCGTCGAGGATGGTGGTCGGGGTCATGTCGGAACCTTCAGGCCAAGCGGTTGATCAGTCGGGTCTTGCCTGCCGCCGGCGCGGCCGGGGTTGCCGACGCCGGGGCATCCTGTTGCGGCATGAACACCAGCGAGTTGTCGTCCCAGGGAGCCGCCCAGTTCGGCGGGCGTTCCCAGTTGATGCGGTTGAGCCCGTGCAGATGCGCCAGCACATGGTTGCCGACCATGGTGTCCAGCGCCTCGTTGCGGGCCGACCGGCTCTGCTTCTCCCAGCGTCCGTTGGGCAGCCGGGTCTCGGCGACCAGCTGCTCGAACCAGGGATGGGGCGGCGCTTTCGCCCGCAGCGCCGAGGGGAAGTGGACCGCCCAGGGTCCGCCGTCCGCCTTCTGCAGCTGGCCGTTCAGATCGTCCTTGAAGCTGTTCGGGTTGAAGACCGCCACCGGTACCGTGCCGTTGGAGGCGAACTTCTTCCCCGACCCGGAGGTGTCCGGGTAGGTCACGCTGAGGCGCGGCGCCATCAGTCCGCTCGCCCCCTTGGTGGGGATGACGGTGTAGACGTCGCGCCCGGCGATGTTGCCCAGCAGCTTCGTGAGCTTGCGTTTGCGCCACCGGGTCCAGGCGTCATAGGCCTGCTGGCTCACGCCGGGCTGGCCGCCCGAGTCATAGCCGACGGCCCGGATCGACATCCGCCGGCCGGAGCCGTCGGCGAGCGGATAGCTTTTCAGCACCACCGCCTCAAGCATCTGATCCCAGTCGTCCGGGCTGGTGGCCGGGTCGCCGCCGACGCGGAACCGGTCGATTACCCAACTCTCGCCCTTCACGCCCCAGCCGCGGACCAGAACGTCGAAGTGCGCGATCTGGACGTCCCAGAACGCTGTGAGGAATCGCACCCCCTCGGGCACCATGCCCAGCTGGAGGTCCACTTCAGCCCGGTCTGCGATGTCACTGCCCAACAGCACGCCGATGGTGCGCGGCGGGGCGTAGGGCTGTCCGAACTGCTTCACCACGACCTGGCGCAGCGTCTCGTCCTCGCCGGAGACCTCGTATTCCCGCTCCGCCTTGGCCTTGGCGCGGGCAAGGGCACCGATGCCGCCCAGAACGAACGGGCTCATCAGCCCGGTGATCCAGAACCCGGCGGTGGTGCGCCGCACCAGCTCGCCCGTGATTACGCCATGCTCGGAGATCGACTGCCCCATCCCGACCCAGCGCCCGGTGAGGTTCATCTTGCGGCGCTCGCTGTCCTCGATGCGGCAGTTATTCACCGGGCAGACCAGCCGGGCTTCGGCCTGGACCTGATCGAGCGTCCCCTCGGCCGGGTAGTCCAGCACCATCACGCGGGCGGCGATGGGGCACGGCGACGACCAGGCGCCACAGTCCGGGCATTGCCAGTACCAGACCCGCCGGTCGCTGTCGGCGTACATCGCCATGATCCCGGCGGTCCAGTCCCGGTCCGGGTTCATCCCCTTCGCCTTGTCGGGGTGGCTGACCGCCAGCAGCTTGGACTGCCGGCCGAAGGTCTGGCGGCGGACGTCGAACAGCGCCTTCACGTCGCCGAGGTTGGCGGCATAGGCGTCGATCTCGTCGCCGACGATGCGCGGCGCCGACTTGTTGATCAGCGTCCGCTTGGTCGCCGGCAGGAACTCCGCCCGCATGGTGCGGAAGTTCTTGAAGTGGAGGCTGTCGTCGATCGCGCGCTTCCCCAGTCGCTGGCGCATCGCATCGTGCGTCGCGATCATCGGGTTGATGCGCTGCTTGACGTAGGCCTCGACCGCGTCGTCGGTCTGCATGAACCACAGCAGGTCCGCCGGATCGGTCGCCACCGAATGCAGCAGCCAGTTCTCGGCGATGGTGGTCTTGGCCGACTGGCCCGGCCCGACCACCGCGATGGTCTGGTAGTCCAGCGAGGTCAGGCACTCCATAGGCTCGACGACGTAGGGCACCTGATCGTTGCGCCACTTGCCGACATAGCCGCCGCCCTCGTTGGAGAGGATGCGCTTTTGTTCGGCATACTCCGCCACCGTCTGCCGCTCTGGCGGGAGCAGCGCCTCCAGCGCCTCCACGGCGAGGGTGCGGGCGGACGCGTAATCACTCCCCATCGGACAGCACCCGTCGCAGGTCCAGCACCATCTGCTTCCGCAGGTCGTCAACGATCTCGCGCAGGACCGGCAGCGTGTCGTCCGACAGCCCGAGCCGCTTGATCATCAGCACAGGGATGCCGTCGATCCCCTTGGACAGCCGAGCAAGCATGGTGGCGAGCACCGTGCGCAACTCCTCCACCTCGACCAGCTGCCCACGCTTCTGCGCCAGCTCGTCCTCGAGCATGGCGGCCTGGGCGTTGTCCTTGCGCTGCTTGGCCGTCTCCTCGCCCAGGTGCTTGACCGGGCCGGCCGGCTTCTCCGGCCCCGGCGGCAGAACCGTCGGAGTGGGCTCGGCGGCGACCGGCTTGCGGGCCGACCGCTTGGGTGCCGGCGCCGGGGCGGAGACCTTCGGTACCGGCTTGCCGTCGAGGTAGGCCCGGACGGCGGCGAGGTCGAACTGCCATCCGCCGGCACGGGTGCCGCGGGCCACGACCGGGAAGCTCGCGTCAGAGTCCAGCCGCCGATCCAGCTTCGGCCGCGTCCACCCCAGCGCCACGGCAAGCTCGGCTTTGCCGATGCAGCGGGGCTGTGTAACGCGCTTCGCCTTGGTTGTTACACCGTCGGAAGCTGAAAGCACTGAAATCACTCGCTTTCTTCGCTCAACGTCGGAGCGTGTAACGCGATATTTTTTCTGAGCGAGCCCGAAAGCCCGGGGTGCGCAATGCCCGCGTTTGCCGCCCCCCCAGGAAGGACCCATTGAGGGGGGGGTACCCCCCTCCGCCCCCTCACCCCAGGGAGACCGGAGGCGGCGGCGGTGGGCCTCTGTGGCTGGCCGGAGCATCCACCCCCTGCTCCACCGTGACGGGCATCACAAGCGATCCTGCAGGCACCTCGGGGCTGGCAGTCACCTGACCTTCGGCGACTGGATCGCGACGCTGATTACGCCGGACGATGTCGCGGCCAGCGAAGGTATCCCGAGCCCTTCGTGCCCGCTCCAATATGTCGGGCATGTGCGTCCGAGCCCCTTCGAACAGCGAGCGCAAGCCAGCTTCGTGGGGGCGGAGGTACGCCTCCCCCATTTGCTTGTAGAAGACCTTCAGGAACGCGTCCGTGCCATAGCCGGCCAGGGCTTCCAATGCCGCTGCCTCGCTCTCGTTGAGCGTGAACGGCACCTCAACGTGCAAAGTCGCTCGGGCTTCAATCTTCGCCATCACCGCCTCGTTGCTGTGGCCAGGGCCTCGCCCATGGCCTTGGTGAACTCCGCCTGCAGGGAGGCCTGCACCACGTCCTTGGCCCGCTCCCGGTAGCCCAGGCGCTGCTGGACGGGCAGCGCGTCGCCGAACCGAACCAGCAGCTTCAGCCCGGTCTTCACGCCGTCGACGGAGCCGAGCTTGCCCTTGGTGCCGTACTCGGTGCGGTACCCCCGCTTGTAGTCCGCCCTGCGCTGACCGGCCGGCGGGCGCTGCCAGATGCCGCTGATGGTCTGCCCGCTCTTGAAGGCCACGGTGCCGACGAAGACGTCCGGCTTGCCCATCAGGCGGCGGAGCTTGCCCTTGGGCAGGTTGCCGTACTGGTTCAGCGGGATGGCCTTGGGGTTGAGCAGCGTGCCGCCCCGCTTGGAGGCCGGCAGGTGATGCTTGCCCCCAAGCTCGAAGGGCTCCAGGTACTTCGCGGCGATGTCCTTCACGAACACCGTGGCCGTCAGGTCCGATTTCTTCGCCGCCTTCACGCCCACCGAGCGCTGGGTGAACAGCGTTGGCCGGTCGAAGACGTCGGCGATGGCGTCGGTCTGGGCTGCCTGGACCTTCTTCGCCACGGCGGTCAGGGCGCGGGCCGTGGCGAAGGGGATTTGCTTCTTCGCCAGATCGTCCAGGCCCGCCATCAGCGGCTTCAGGTTGGCCTGGACGTTGATGGCGAACATCAGGCCGGTTCCGTGACCGGGGCGGTCCAGCCGTCCATCGCTCCGGCGGGCATGCGGCCGGTGATGCGCTCCAGGCCCGGCCCGATCAGCTCGGTGGCGCGACGGTAGGCCTCACGCTGGGCGACGCAGTCGATCAGGTCGGCGGCGTCGGCGATGGACTGGGAGAGGGGCTTGCTCTGCCGGGTCTGCATCACGGGGCCGCCTTGTCTGGGTCGATCTTCACACCGGCCCTCTGGGCGACCGCACGCACCAGCAGCGCCAGGGCCTGCGGTCCGAGCCAGCCCAGTACCGCTGCGACAGCCCATGTCACGGACGGGGCAAGCTCGAGGTAGCTGCCGACGCCACCGCCCACGATGCCCATGCCGGCGACGGTCGGGATTTCCAGCAGCAGGAAGGGCGACAGGAAGCGCCGCTCCCCGCGTTGGACCAGTTGCGAATGGCGCATGAGTACCCCCACGAGGGCGGATAAGGCGGGGCCGATCAGGCCCGACGCGGCAACGGTGAGATCGGGCGAGGGTTCAGCCACGGCTTGGCTCCAGGCATAGAAAAACCCGCCGAGGCGGATGCCAGGGCGGGCGATTGAGGGCGGTGCTTCTATAGCTGCCGCAGTGCCGGGTGAAGCGAGGACGCCTCAGGCACCATGTGCGGGCATGGTATGTCCGCTAATCCTTTCGAAATGGTTAAATTTACCCCCATCACGCCACACTCCGGCGGTCTGAGGCGATCGGCCGAAGGTTCCTCACCGGCATCTCGACGCGGCTGGTGCGGCCGAACAGCTCGACCATGACCAGCGCCATCTGGCCCCGCCTGTCCGCCTGCAAGAACACGGCGGCGAAGTCGCGGAACGGCCCGTCGATCACCCGCAGGGCCTGCTCCGGCTCCCAAGTCACCACGGGGCGTGGCTCGCTTTCGCCCTCGGGCTCCGGCTCCGGCTCCCGCTGCCGCAGGTCGACCATGCCGCCGTCGGCATCGCAGCGCGCCTTGACCCGACGCAGGATCAGGGGCGAGACGCGCAGCGGCATCAGGTCGGCGCCCCTGACCAGGAAGCTCACGCCGATGGTGTTCAGGATCGGGCCGAACGGCTGCTCGGTGTCGTAGCCAACGAACTGGTACCGGTCGAACAGCGGGCGCACGACCGTCTCCGTCTTGCGGGCGTGGGTGCGTTCCCGCAGGCACAGCGGCAGGAAGGACCGATAGCCCTGATCCTCGAAGCGCTTGTGCACCTCCTCGTTCTTGCCGGGCTTGACCACCACGGCCATCCACTCGCAGTCCGAGAACTGGTCAGCCATTCGCGTCTCCGTGGCTCGGGATGGCGACGACCCGCAGAGCGCGGGCTTGGTGCGGCAGGCGCTCCAGGGCACCGCGAGCGACAAGCCCCTCGATCAGCCGGTGCACGCCGGACTTGCTGGCGAGGCCGATGGCGTGGGCCATCTCGTCGAAGCTGGGCGACACGCCGCGGCGTTCGCGCTGGTACCGGGCGATGAAATCCAGCAAGGCGCGCTGCTTGGGCGTCAGGCCGGCACGGCTCGGGCGCTTCGGTTCCTTGGCAGCCAGGGCAGCCTTCAGCCGCTCGACCTCCGCCTCCAGCACGATGTTCCGGGCCTGCAGGCGGCGGATCGTCCGGGCCATGGCGGCGGTGTCTTCGGGCATGGTCAGGGTTGCGGTGGTCATGCTGCGTTCCTCCCCTGCCCTGCTGCGATGGAGATTTCGATGTCATCGACGCCCAGCGCGGCCTTGAGCGATCCGGCGAACTGTCCCGCCACCCGCTCCCGGATCAGGCTGTTCGGGGCGGAGACCTTGGCCACGCCATCGGCGACGGCGATCTGGCACGGAGCGATCCAGTTCGCGAAGGTTACGCGGTCGAACTGCCCGGCGTAGGGCTCCGGCACCTCCGGCAGCGGCTTGGGCTTGCTGCCCGGCCGAGCGTTGGCGATGGCGGCACGGACGTCCCGGTCCAGCACGGCGCGCAGGCTGCGGGGTGGGCCGGCGTCCTTGCCGGCGAGCTGGCGGAACTGGCGCTGAACCTCCTCGACCACGGCGGCGGCGGTGTCGGCGGGCGACAGGCCCCGCTCGGTACCGGCGGCGATCCAGTCGGCGAACAGTTCGCCGTCGGCGGGGCTGAGCGGGCGGTCCGGCAGGTCGAACCAGCGCTCGAAGCCGTCGGCGACGCCCTGGCGGACGGCGGAAATCCCATCGTCCAGACCATCGGCCGGCCGGCCGGCTTCGTGCGCGCCCGCGGGAGGCCTGCCGCCAGCCGAGGATTCTCCGATTCTGGATCTTCCTTCCTCTTCCCTCCTACCTCCTTCCTCCTTCCTCTGCGGCGCGATTTCCCCACCGGTTCCGAACTGGTGCGGCACCGATGGAGAACCGCTGTCGCCTTGAACCGCCTTCTGTTCGGAACTCCGCGCCTTTGACGGGGTGCGAGGTTCGGAACTCGCCGCCTTTGGTGTGGCCTCCGGTTCGGAACCGTCTTCTTCTTGGTCGGCGTCCGGTTCGGAACCCTTCCCCTTCGGCCAGAGGTCCATGCGCACCCATTTCCGCAACTCGGCCGGCAGCGGGTGGACCTTGCTCGGCTTCTTCACCCGCTGGTACTGGACGAAGTTGCGGATGGCACCGTAGACCTTGCCGGCCACCTCGAACTTGACGACAAGGCGGTGAGCTTCCAGCTCGGCCAGCAGCGCGCCGACGTCGACGTTGTCCGCCGGCATCAGCCGCATCTTCAGGGTAGTCGGCTTCCACTCGAAGACGCCCTGGTCATCGGCCTCGTTGCGCAGGGCGAGGGCCAGCAGGCGGGCGAGCGGCTGGCACTCGACGAACTCTTCGTCGGTCCATTGGCCTGGGTGTGTGGAACGGATGCGGGCCATGGTTGCTACTCCGCCGCTTGGGCCGGCGCGGCTGCCGGGCTGGTAAGGAGGTCAGGTTTGGTGGTGCGGGCCTGGGCGCGGCGGGCCATGCCGTCCAACTCCTGGGCCAAGTCTTCCAGACCGATGGCGATGGCGCTGCCGCCCTTGGTGGTGGAGCGGATCAGGCGGGCACGGGATCGGGCCACGCGGGCAGCCTCCTCGAGGCCGGGGGCGATGGTCATGCTGCGGCCTCGAATTTCGTGGTCTCGTTGCCCCAGCAATCCCAGCCCGGCCGCTGCGACCGTGCGAACAGCTCGACATAGGGGCCGTCGAACATGGCCTCGATGTCGGCATGCATCTGGACGGGCTTGCGGCTGTGCTCGCGGCGCGGGGCGACGATCAGGTTTCGGATGGAGCGGGAGCGGAGGGCCGGCCGGCCGATGGTGCCGAGCAGCCAAAATTCAGCGGCGGAGCGGTAGATGTAGCCGGGCCCGAAGCCCCAGCTGGCGCCGGTCGGCGACTGCTTTGCCCAGGCGCCGGCGGATTTGAAGGTGAAGCCCCAGGCGACCAGCGTGTCGATCGCCTGCGGCAGCATCGGTGCCGTCGCCCACATGATGCAGACGCAGTCCGGTGCGGCCAGTTGCGACACCGGCAGGGCCTGGATGTTGGCGAGCGGCATGCAGCGGTAATGAGCCTGCGGGGACTTGGCCTCGCCCTTCGGGCTGCGCAGGGCGAACAGCCAAGCAGGGTCTGCCAGGATCACGCCATAGCGCAACGGGATCAGGGCGCCGAAGGGCCAGGGGGCGGCGGTCATGCGTACCTCCGCATCATGTAGCCGCGGGCGGTGATGGCGGCGCGCTCCTGCAGAACCCGCTGAACCCAGCTGCGCTTGTAGCCCTTGATCGCAGCGACCCGGTGCAGGTCCTCCTCCGTCTCGGCGAGCGGCAGGATGTCCTTGTACTTCATCGTGGCGATCCGCTCGGCGGACAGGCCGGCGATCCCGGGCATGGTGGCGAGCGCCACCTCCGGCACCGCGGCCACCGGCGGCTTGGGGTAGGCCCTGGTGCAGTGCGGGCAATGGGTCGGGCCCTTGGCGCAGACGAAGTGGCAGTAGCGGCAGCGGCGCGTCGCCGTCACCGCGCGCTCCAGCCCCTTCAAGCCACCGTCCAGCGACCACAGCCGCCGCTCGTCCGGCATGCCGTGCTTGGCGACGTTGCCGACCTGGTCGATGATGATGGCCTCGGTCTTGCCCGGATAGGTGCGCAGCACGCGACCGACCTGCTGGAGGTAGAGCCCGGTCGATTCCGTCGGACGCAGCAGGATGGCCGCGCCGACAATCGGCAGGTCGGTGCCTTCGCTGATGATGTCGCAGCTGGTCAGCACCGACAGCCGGCCGGTGGCGAGCGACCGGATCGCCCGGTCCCGCTCGGCCGTGGTCATCTCGCCGTCGATGGAAGCTGCGGCCCAGCCGCCGGCCTGGAACTGCTGGGCGACATGGCGGGCATGCTCCACCCCGGCGCAGAACACCACCGCCGGTACACCGCCGCAGATGCGGGCATAGTGACGGACCGCCGGAAGGGTCAGCTCGTCGGTGTCGACCGCCTTAGCGAGGTCGGCCGCCACATAGTCCCCTCCCCGCTTCTTCACCTTCGACAGGTCCAGGTTCGCCGGCGGGGCGAAGATGGCGGGCTTGGCGAGATAGCCGTCGCGGATCAGCTCAGCGACGCTAGGCCCCTCGATCGCCTGCCGGAAATGCTCCCCCAGCCCCTTGCCGTCATAGCGGAAGGGAGTGGCGGTGACGCCCAGGCGCAGGGCGTTGATCATCGCCTCCAGCACGCGCTGCCACTTCGACGCGACGACGTGATGCGCCTCGTCGATGATGGCGAGGCGCACCTTGGTGAGGCGGTTGCGCAAGCTGTCCAGCCGGGCCAGCAGCGTGTCGACGCTCGCGACCTGTACCGGATCCTTGGTCATTGGCTCGCCCGGAGCGATCAGCCCATGGGAAATGCCCATCGCCAGCAGGCGCTCGCTGGCTTGGCGCAGCAGCTCCCGGCGGTGGACAATGATCCAGACCTCCCAGCCCTGCCCGACCACCACCTCGGTCACCGCGGTGAAGATCGTCGTCTTGCCGCCGGCCGTCGGCAGCGCATAGAGCGGATCCACACGGCGCTGCAGGCAGGCCAGGATTTCGGCGACGCCGCGCTCCTGGTAGGGACGCAGCGTCGGCCGCTTTGGCCCCGCGTCGGTGAAAAGAGAATGCTGCCCGGAAACAATGGCGCTCATCGGCCTGCCCTTTCCTTGGCGGCGAGGTGGCCGGCGTAATCCAGGAGGGCCAGAGCGTCGGCTTCGTCGTCGGTGGCGAACTTCCACCCGCGCGCCATGCACTCGGCCTGCACTCCGTCCTTGCCGGGGCCACCGTGGCCGCAGAATGATTTCTTGACAGTGGAAGGCTGGGCGGTGCGTACCCAGCGGATGCTGAAGCGGTGCGCTAGCATCAGCATGATCGTCGCCAAGCCGTTCAGCTTCAGCACCGTGTCAGGATTGGTGTCGGCGGGCAGGATCGGCTTTTCGTAGATCAGGCCCGACGGCTGGTGTTCGGTCAGGAAGGCGCGGCCCCAGGCCTCGGCCGCGTCAGCGAACTCACCGACCGTGCAGCCGGGCCGACCGAACCGGATCCAGCCGGACAGCGGCTTGGCCGGTTTCTGGATTCGTGCCTCCATTGGGAGAAGCGGCTGCCGTGGCAGCCGCCCCAATGCCCACCCGGTGTGGGTGGCGAGGTCGAGGGCGAGGACGCCGCCGGCCATCCGCCCGCCCTCAGTGCACGGCCGCGGCGCTTGCCGCGTCGGTGCCACGGGAACGGCGCCGGCCACGCGTCTTCGGCTCCTCCTCGGCCGGCGGATCGTCACTGACCGCCTCCAGCAGATCGTCGTCGCCGTCGCCATCCTTGGCGCCCTGGACGCGGCCACGCTCCCAGATCGCATGGGAGGGCGAAGTCACCGGATGCGGGTTCATCTCCGCCCCGTGCCCCTGCCGACCGGCGGTGCGGCCGTTGGCGAAGGTGTAGCCGGCGTTGTCCAGTTCGGGGTTGACCTCTTCGGCGCCGTCATCGCCCCAGTCGGCTTCCGGGGCACCACTGGCCTCGGCCTGCTGGCCGGGCAGATCGGGCGGCGAGGCGACATCGTAGAGCGGCTTCGGACCGGCATCCTCGCCGGCATCCTCCACCATCTGGCGGACGACATCGCCCAGGGCCTGCGGCTCGTCGCCGGTGCTGGAGGTGCGCTCGATGGCCTCCTCCAGCGGCGTGGCGTCCTGTTCGAAGATGTCCGGCTGACCGCCCCAGCGCTCCGCCATCCAGCGACGCATCTGGTCGAAGCTGCGCAGCTCGTCCGCCCGCTTCACCGCGTCCATCTTGTCGAGGCGCGCGATCTGCTTGGCGGCGCGAGGGTGGATGCCCAGCGCGTCGGCCTTCTTCCAGGCGGACGCATGCTCGGTGTTGGCGTCGGCGAGGTCCTGGCGCTTGGTCGAGACCTCGTCCAGGAAGTCGAAGAACTGGTGAGACTGCAGGCCCTTGGCGCGCTCGCGGAGTTGTTCCGCCTTGCTCGCCTTGCCGGATGAACGACGACCTCTTGCCATAATGGCTCCTTACGGGGTGGGGGAAATGAAGGGGAAAGCGGCAGCCACGCCGCGCGGCAGCACCCGGTAGGCACGGGCCGCATGGTCGGGGCAGTACGAGACACCCGGCGCCGACGGCGCGAGGCACTTGCAGGAATCGTCCGGCGTCGGGTTGCCTTCGATCCACTGGCAGGTCTTGGCCGGCGCGGCGGCGAAGCCGGAGCGGATCATCTTCCGGCGCAAGGTGCGGCGGTCGACCGGCTCCGGTTGGACGCCAGCGAAGAGAGCGGCCGGCTGGCGATGGATCACGCGCTTGACGGCTTCGAAGAAAAGGATGGGGCGGTCCGATTGGCCTGAATGGTTCGCCGACGGTTGCGTGCCATCGACCTCCCGCAACGGCGGCGCTTCATCGGACCCTTGCGGACGATGCCCCGTTTCTTCCGGCTCAGCGGTTGCGGTTCCGGCACTGCGCGGCTGGTCCTCGTCAGCCGCAGGCGCCCCGGACGGCGCCGTCTCGAGGATGGCGCGCACCTCCAGCGCCTTGAGCCCATACCACTGGGCGATGGTGCCGGGCTTCACGCCCTTGGCGGCGTGCCAGCGGATCGTCTCGATTTCGGAGGAGGTCAGCGCGCCCATGGCTTCAGGCCTCCTTCGCGCCGCGGCGCCAGCGGAAGCGGCGGCGGCGTTCGGAATAGGCGACGGCCAGCCAGTGCAGGAGGCGGTCGCGCTCGCGCTCCAGCATCAGGGCGAAGCCGTCGAAGGTCGGGCCCTTGGCGAGCCAGCGGCGGGCCTGCCGATCGGTGACGGCATAGTCGTCGGCGATGCAGGCGGACGTTTTCCGTCCGTGCTTGGCCTTGAAGTAGTCGCGCAGCTCGCGGGCCAGCTTCTGCGCGGCGTCGCGGCGGGCAACGGCAATTTTCCGTCCGGCGATTGTCAGGCGGCGCCACACCTTTTTGGCTCCACCGACGCGCGTATCATCGCCATTTTGTTCGCTATGATTGTTCAGAGCCAACATCGTTCAGGCCCTCCCGGCGACGGAGGCGACGACCGCCAGCAGCAGAGCGCCGCCGGCGAAGGTGGCGAGGTGCCGACGCTCCCCGCGGCGAGCCCAGCCGAGCAGCGGCGCGAGCCAGCACAGGGCAGCCTCGATCCCGACGGCGACACCGCATACGGCGTCGTCCACATGCTGCTCCGGCTGGCCGGCCTGAACGCGCCGGTCCGCGAGGAACTGGTGACCATGGCCGCCCGCGTGGGCGAGCTGTTCGCTGTGGAGCTTTGAGAGATGCAGCATGGCTTAGGCCTCCAGCAGCAGCTGAGAAGCCAGGACGCAGGCCTGCGACCGGTTGCTGACGCCGATCTTCCGGAAGACCGCGCGCAAGTGGATCTTCACGGTATCGATGGAGAGGTTCAGATCGGCTGCGATCTGCTTGTTGGTGCCGCCGCCTGCCATGGCGCGGAACACCGACATCTCCCGCGACGTCAGCTTGTTCAGGGCTGCCGGACGCTGTGCGGCCCGGATCGACATCGCGGCATGCTCGACCGTCTGCTGCGCGCGAGGGCCAACCGGGCGTTCCGTGACCTCGACCGCATCGACCAGGGCGGCCAGCGTCGCCGCGTCGACGAGGTTCACGGCACCGAGCGGCAGGCGGAAGGTGGCAGTGACAACCGCGGTGGCGCCGCGACCCTCCATCGCCAGCTTGATGCCGCACTGGCCTTCGGCGCGGGTCAGGGCGTCGATCAGGGCGAAACGCTCGATCTCGCCGATGATCAGCGCGGAAGTGGTACGGGTGTCGCCGTTCTGCCGAATGGTAGAGGCGGCAAGCTGGCCGTTCGCGCCATGGACGCTCGCAACGTCAGCGATGTAATTCTGTGTGCAGGAATCGTGGCTCAACACTTACGGTTCTCCTTAGTTCGAAAGCCGGCGCGGGGTGGTGCTTGCGGCCGGCTTTCGTGCGTGTGGGGGTCAGCTTCTGGCGGGGACCGGGAGGGGGACGTGGACCGTGTAGTGGTCCTGGGTCTCCGCCAGGGCGGCGAAGGCATTGGCGCCGCGGCGCGTGGCCGGGGCGGACACAGAGGCCGGCTGGATCAGCGCCTTGTTGCAGGCGCAGGGAAGCGGTGCGCGCGGGCCGGCCACGGCGCGGGTTTCATCGGTCAGGTGGCAGAGGGCGCACTGGTGCATGGGCATCAGGCGGCCTCGCTTGCGCATGGAGAGGAGGGCATCGAAGCGTCAAGCGGCGCCTCAAAGTCCTTAGGCACAACCGCCTCAAATTTCCTGACGCTATCGAGCGTGAGGTTCATATCCCCGACCAGCAGCCGGTTAGCGGTACGCCAGTTGACATCAGCCGCGTCTGCTACCTGCCGGGCATTCATGCCGCGGGAGCGGAAGTAGGAGCGCAGGCGGTGCATCAGATCGTCGGAAGTCATGCAGCATGTTTGCATTTCGGTGCAAACTTAGCAAGCGAGGAGTTTGCATCGGAATGCAGTCCGTCCTTGCGCCGGAATGCGTACAATGGCCTCATGACCGAGGAGCAACGCGAGCGCGACAGGCTGAAAAAAGCTCTGGTCGCTTTCTTCACTGCAGCCAAAAGCAGCGGTGCGATCCGTAGCGTCAACGCATGGGCCACAGCGTCCAATCTCGCGCCCAATACCATCAACCCATTGATCAATGGCACGGGGAACAAGAGGCTTGATGACGAAACTTACTTCAAGCTCGCAGTAGGGGCCTCAAAACTGCTGGGGCGTGAGGTCTCAGTGGCCGAGCTTAAAGACGAAACAGAATCCGCTTCGAACGATCTCACGCCACGGCAGCAAAGGTTGCTTGCTTTGCTTGCTAGGTATCCAGAGGATCGCCAGGACGAGGAACTAGACGCTCTTGAAGCAGCTCTTGAAGCGCGCCTTGAGGCAATGATCCGGAAGACGAAACCCCCTTCTCCAAACGGCTGAACCAAGCCTCAGCCTCCGAGACGCTCAGCTGCTCCAAAATTCGCAGTGCTCGCCGTTGCCTGTCAGACAGCTCGTCGCCCATCCCAAGGCCCACCATAATCTGCCCTCGCCTTTCGACCACTTTCCGCGCCCCGAAATGAGAACATGTTAGGAACATATCCTCAATAGCCTCGGGCGCGAAATTCTCAAAAGAGTTCTCGCAGCGCTTGCTATTGCGTTGCCGCTTGTCTCCAAACTGCCCGATTTAAAAGGGTGTCAACAGGTCGGGAAGGTTGCCCGCCAGAGCATGTTCCTTATCGCCCTGGGTTTTGTTGCGCTCTGCGCAATTGGGGCATACCCCAGCATGCTTGTTGGAGATCATTGGCTCGTCTCGTGCAATAACGTCCGGTGCCGTGCGCGGCATCGGGCGGACGTGTGCGCTGTGAACCCGTAAACGTTCGGGGCGCGGTTGCTACGACGAGACTAGCCCTCTCGTGCTCTGGGGATTGCCGTCCCCATCTCCGCCCACCCCCTTCGGGGTACGGCGAACGGCACCACATTAGCGCACGAACGACCGCAATGGTAGCGGCACGTCCGTTGCTTGATTGTAACGGTTGCATACCCGGTTATGACGTTTCCGGTGCAAAATGCAAAGCCTGCCTCAGTTTGAGGCGGTTTCGGTGCAGTTTGCAAAAAGCGCGACTTGCAACATGCGACACCCCGCCGCAGGTGACGTCGCGTCACTTTGGCATGGGCAAAGGAAAGCCCGCCGGCCGGATGGCGGGCGGGCTGTAGACTGCGACCATACCCTTAGGGTGATTTCCTGGGCTCAAACTTGTAGGGAGGGAGCGTGCATATATGGGAAAAAATTTGCTGGATTAAGCTGACGTGATAGCAGGTCTCAGGACCATAACCGCGTGCCTCGGCTTCGGTGTTGTGGCAGATCACATTCAGCGTGTCGATGATCGCAGGCTCTTCAGCCTCGATCTTTAGCCGCCGTGCAAGCCACTTCCGCGCATCTTCCTCAGTAGGGCTAGGGCAACTCGCAATATCGGCTGCCAAATCACAGAACTGCTTATAAAGCGCGTCGGCTTTCCTGGCGCGCTCCGAAGGTCCGAAGGCAATGTCGAATGCGCCGGCGATGGCTACTGCCAACGTGATCCACTTGGCGGCAGTCGACTGATCCCCGGCCAAACTAGCAAGTGCAGCGCTGCCGCCTATCGCGGCGACGACCATCGACATCCGGTGCAGCATATCGAACCACGCACGCCGCTTTGCGTGATAACGCATGCTGACGTGCGTGGTGAAATCGATCTCCAGAACCTTGCTACTCACCTGCCCGGAGGCGGCTTCGTCGGCGGCGGAACGCGCGGCGACACCATCCCCCCGTTGTCCCTCCTGATCATAGGTGGGGGTTCGCGCCGCGGTGGTGGTGGCGGTGGCGGCGGTGGTGGCGGGGGAGGAGGCTTCGGGTTCGCCATTCATGTCCTCAAAAGTAAACGTTTAGAACTGATGGAGCAAGGGCACGGCGGCCGCAAACACCATCTCGGTGGCGCCGTCCCCAAGGATCAGCTGCTCGACCAGCAGTTCCAGGGCGGCCACGAGGGTGGGGGGCTGTCGGTCATTGAGTCGACCTGATATCGACCATCATAGTTTGGCCGCACGCATGTGATACCCAGGCAGTCCTTCCAGACCCACCCCTGATCTCAACGCAGACAGTCGCATAAAGCCCATCCAGATAGGCCAGTTCCAGTTTGGTTCCTTTCGGAGTCCAAATGCAGCCGCCTCGCGCCTTTACGTCCGCCTCTTCCTGCGGACTGAGCGGCGGGCCGTACCAAGATCGTTTCCCGGCCTCGACCCAGCCCCACCCGTTGCAGACGACGGTGTCGCGGGCGGCCTCGTATCTCGGTAGCTTCGCGACCGGCCACGAAGGCGTCTCTGCGTGAGCGGCGCCGCCAGCCAGGCTCAGCACCGCCATTGCGTAGAGATACGGGTTCATTTGGTGCCCGACATGCCTTCCCATGCACGCGCCTAGACGTAGGGGATGATCGCGATCCCGACAGCGACAGCCGCCGCAGCAGCCTCTTGAGGCGCTCCATTCGCCTTCGACACGCCAATGAACAGCGTGAACCCCGCGATAACCGTCGCTATAGCGGAAACCAACCAGAAGACCTTTGTCATCGCACGCCCCAATCCGAGCGCGAACGCCAACCGTTCAGCGCAACCCGATTATGGCACTACCTCTTTTTTGAGGTATTTGCATTCCGGTGCAAAAAGTTCGTTGACCTGAATTTGCATTTCGGTGCAAGGTTCTTTGCACACCACCCCGCCGGAGCCCGCCGATGCCCTCCAACCCCTTCAACTGCCCTCCCCCGGTCTACCGGTCCATGGACCGCGCCACGCCCGTCGACATGCCGGCGCTGTGGGCCGTCCGCGTTCTCGGTCCTGGCCGGGTCCAGTATGTCGGCCGTCCGCGCCGCTCCACCGATCAGGGCGTCCAGTCCTTCGACGCCAGCCCGACCAGCTGGAGCCTTGACGGCAAGCCGCACGCCACGGTCGGCGAGCTGATCGGCGCGGCCGAGGCTGTGGCCTATCCGGTGGCTGCCTGAGTTTCGCGCCCTGCGCGTCCCCCTGCCCATCCGGGCGTTCCTCCCACCTCGCCGCCGGGCGCTCCCCCAGGGGCCCGGCGGCACCTTTCCGGATCCTCTCATGTCCGCCCCCTCCCGCCTGATCGTCACCGAGACCCTGACCGCCGACGGCTTGGCCGGCGTCGACCAGCACCTCGGCTTTGCCCAGCGCACCGCAGAGCAGGCGGCGACCGAGGGCGACGAGCGCGAGGCCAGCTTCTGGCGGCAGATCGCCGACCGCTGGCACGGCAAGCGCCTGGACCTGACGGCAGGGTGACGCTCCGCCAACCCAGAACACTGGCCGGCATGGGTGATCCCAGCCGGCTTGAGGCCGTGAGAGGTCCGGCAGCGCATCCCCCATCCCCGCGCGACTGCCCCCAGTCGAGCCGGGCCTCTCGCCCCGAAACCCTGGAGACGATCCGTGGACAACCAGCACAAGCACATCAAGGGATACCGGGACCTGTCGGCGGAAGAGATCGCGCTGATGAACGAGGCGAAGGCCAAGGCAGAAGAGGTCGGCGTCCTGGTGGACAAGATCGCCGCGACGCCCGGCATCGACGGTCGCTGGGTCGCCACCGGCAAGACCGACCTGCAGAAGGGCTTCATGAGCCTGATCCGCGGCATCGCCCAACCCACGACCTTCTGAGGCAGCGGGAAGGCGTCCCGTCCCAGCGTGAGCCTGACGAGGAGCGGCGATATCCGTAGTGCCGTCACGGGGCAAGCAACAGCGCAACACCTTGGACGCCGGGTCGCTCGACCCCGTCACCAGCAGAGCCGCCGGCCGGGAGCGTCATCCCGGCACCCCAACCACCAACCGATGAAAGGACGTCTCACAGGTCAGGAGTTTGGATGCCGGCGACCTTGGCCGGAGACCGGCATCCCCCCACCAGCCCCTTACCCAGCGATGGGTGGGGCTTGGGGCCGTAGAGAGGCGCCGCGGCGTGTCAGCGAGCCGGGACCCCGCCCAGGGCGGAACCAGTGGCGAGCATGTGGCCGGCACCGGCGCGGAGGATGGAAGCCGGCGCCTCTCCCCCCATTCGGCGCACAGACGCCACCGATGATGGAGACCTCCATGCCCCGCCCCTCGCTCTCCACCAATCGCCGCCTCGTGGACCTGTGGAACCTCTGCGTCGATACCGGCGCCGACGTGACCTTCCGCCCCGGCATCGGTCGCCCGCTCGTCACCCGCACCGCCAGCCGGGCGCACATGGTCGGCTCCGAGGCCTTCGTGTTCGTCATGGGCGCCGGCCGCGTGCCGCTCGACCGCGTGGTGCCGGCATGACGGTCATCAAGCCCCCGATCAGGTCGAGCCTCGAAACGAACGACCGACACATCATCCAGCGCGGGTTCTGGTGCGCAATCCCCATGCCGAAGGGGACGGCGGACTGCCTGATGGAGGCGGCCGACGCGGTGGTTGACATCTACCTGAACGACGTTGCGGCGCTTAGGGAGCGTCACCAGACGCTGGCTGGCGGCGCCGAATGGGACAACCGCCGCCGACGGGTGCGCTGATGCCCCGCCACGTCACCACCGCCCAGCTGGACGACCTGCACGCCCGCGGCCTGACCGACCGGCAGTTCCGGCGCTCGGTCTACGCCCTGGAGCACGGCGCCGATGCGCTGCAGCTGCTGGACCTCCGGACCCGGCGTGACGTGACGGCCAAGCTCTACGAGCAGGCGCTCGACGCCGCCCTGCTGCGGCTGCGCGACGGGAGCCTCCAGCCCTACCAGCTCCGGACGCTCGTCCAGGCCTTCGCCTCCTGGCAGGCCGCCGTGTCGGAGCTTCTCGATTTCGAAACCCGCCGGCACGTGCCGGCCGCTGCGGAGTGATCGTTATGCCGATCAGCCCTGAAAAGCGCGCTCTCTATCCGAAGGACTGGAAGGCCATCAGCCTCCGCATCCGCAAGGACCGGGCGCAGGACCGGTGCGAGTTCTGCCAGATCGCCGTCAACGGTCAGCCGCATCCGGTCACCCGAAGCAAGGTGGTCCTGACGGTCGCCCACCTCGACCACGACCCGACCAACAACCCCGACGATGGCAGCAACCACGCCGCCATGTGCCAGCGGTGTCACCTGACCTACGACGCGCCGCTGCACCGGGAGAACGCCGCCCGCACCCGTCGGGCCAAGGCACCACAACTCGACCTCGTCGACATGCTGGGAGCATGACCATGGCAAACGCCCTCAACGCCACCGTCATCGGCCGGGACGACTGGTCGACCGCCACCTTCGGGATCCGCACCAGCCAGGGCCTGCAGAACGTCACCGGCTCCGTCCGGCTGTGGTTCGGCGTCCATCGCGACAAGGCCACCCGCCGCTGGGTGCTGACCCACCTCCCCACCGGCGCGATGATCGGCGACGCCGACACCGAGGGGCAGCCCATCCGCGCTGTCGCCACGATCCGCAGCCTGATCGACTGGAGCTTCACCGACCGCGACGGACTGGCCCGCCAGGACCAGACGATGGTGCATGCCGCCTTGCGGTCCCACGGCATCAGCGCGCCCGACGACCCGAAGCGCCTCTGGCGCGGTGGCGACCAGGGGCTGCAAGCCGAGCGGGCCGCCTGACATGGCCGGCCCTTACACCATCACCCCGTCGGACCAGACCGCCCTCGGCACCCTGATCCACCTGCATGGCCGCGTGCTGCTGATCACCGGCATCTCCTCCGATTCCGCCGCCCAACACAACCGCCTCGCCGAGCTGATGGTCGGCGTGCTGGCCCGCCTCACCCTGGCCGAACAGGCCGAACTCGAAGCGATCGTCGGCGCGCATGAGACGCGCTGGACCCAGGAGACGCCCGCACAATGAAGACGCTGCTCTTCTACGACACCGAGACCACTGGTCTGCCCGATTTCAAGGCTCCTTCAGATGCCGCGCACCAGCCGCACATCACCCAGATCGCGGCCCTCCTGACCGATGAAGCCGGCAACAAGCTCGCCAGCCTCGACCTGCTGGTCCGCCCCGATGGCTGGACCATCCCGCCGGAGCTGCAGGAGCTGACCGGCATCACCATGGAACGGGCCGAGGCCGGCGGAGTGCCGGAGCTGGTGGCGCTGTCCGCATTCGAAGCCCTCTGGCGCCGTGCCTCCGTGCGCATCGCCCACAACGAGAGCTTCGACGCTCGCATCCTGCGGATCGGATTCAAGCGCTTCGCCGGCATCTGCGATCCGGAAGAATGGAAGGCAGGCCCGGCGAAATGCACCCAGGTGCTGTCCACGCCGATCCTGAAGCTGCCGCCGACCGAGAAGATGAAGGCGGCCGGTCGGAATCACCACAAGAGCGCCAACCTCCGCGAGGCCTACGAGTTCTTCACCGGCAAGCCGCTGTCGGGCGCCCACAACGCGATGATCGACGTCATGGGCGTGAAGGCGGTGTGGTTCGCCATCCAGGAGCGCAGTGCACCGTCGGTCCCGGCCAGGGCCACCGCTGACCTGTCGGAGGCGATCTGATGAACGCCCCCTCCCGCGCGCCCACCGTCGTCCGCTCCTCCTCGCTGTCCGGCTATCCCGATTGCCCGCGCCGCGCCGCCGCCAAGCTGTTCCTCCGCGAGATTGAAGCCGCCGGCTTCGAATTGCGCGACCTGCCCTCCAACGTCGGCGCCGCCGTCGGCACCGGGGTGCATGCCGCCGCCGCGCTGATCCTGAAGGAGAAGGCCGCCACCGGCAGCCTGCCGCCGGTCGACGTCGCGACCGATGCCGCCATCGAGGAGCTGCGCCGCGCCGCCGAGCCGGGCATCACCTATGACCGCGAGACGCCGGCACTGAACGAGGCCGAGCAGCAGGCCCGGCGCATGGTGCTGGTCTACCGGCACCAGATCGCCCCCGACGTTCAGCCCCTGATCGTGGAGGAGCGGCTGGAGGCGCAGGTCACGCCCGACATCATCCTGTCCGGCCAGTCCGACGTCATCGCCCGAGAGCCCGGCCGCATCCGCGACCTGAAGGGCGGCAAGACGATGGGCTGCCACAAGCCGCAGATCGGCTCCTACAGCCTGCTCGCACGCTCCAACGGGATCGATGTGACGGAAGCCTGTGTCGACTGGATTCAGCGCGTGCCGCTGAAGAAGGCGCAGCCTGACGCGGAGGTCCACCCCTACGACGTCGCCGCCGCCGAGACGGCCGCGGTCAACGTGCTGCGCCACATCGAGGGCGACCTGACCACCTTCCGCCACGGCGATCCGGAGCGGCACCTGTTGCCGGGCGACCCGTGGGCGTTCGTCGCCAACCCCTCTTCCAAACTCTGCAGTCAGAAATGGTGTGGGGCGTGGGGCACTGCGTTTTGCCGGGAGCATTCCGCCGATGAGTAGGGAAGTGCCCTTGGCTGGAGGCGGTGCCGCGTTGGTCGACGATCAGGACTTCCACTGGATCAGCCAGAGGAGCTGGTACCGGAACGCCGACGGGTACGCGATGTGCGATTTGTGGGGGCGTCGCGGCGGCATGAAAGTGCTGATGCACCGCCTGATCCTATTGGCCCCTGATACAGCGACCGTCGATCACGCTAACGGCATCATCCTCGACAATCAGCGCAAGAATCTGCGCCTTGCGTCCATGTCGGAGCAAAACGCGAACAAGCCGAAATTCCACGGCGGTAGCAGGTTCAAGGGCGTCCACAGACGCTGGGACGGCAAGAAATGGGTCGCCCAGATCAAAGCCAACGGTGAGCACCTCCATCTCGGCAGCTTTGAAACTGAAGAGGCAGCGGCCCGCGCCTACAACGCCGCCGCTCTCAAGCATCACGGCGCCTTCGCGCGCCTGAACGACATTCCCAAGGAGTGAACCATACCATGGCCGGAACCCCCGCCACCGCGCAACGCCGCCCGCCGCTGGTCCACCCGACCGGTCAGGAGCCGTCCCGCATTCAGGACCTGCTCCAGTCTCCGAAGACGGTTCAGCGTTTCCAGCAGCTCGTGCCGCGCCACCTGAACCCGGAACGCATGCTCCGCGTCATGGCGCAGGCGGTCTACAAAACCCCGAAGCTGGCCGAATGCGAACCCATGACGCTGCTCGGCTCGATGATGGCTTGCGCATCCTTCGGGCTGGAGCCGAACACGCCGCTGGGCCACGCCTACCTAATCCCGTTCGAGAAGAGGAGGAAGCAGGGCAATCAGTGGGTGACCGAGCGGGTCGACGTCAACCTGATCATCGGCTACCGCGGTTTTATCGACCTGGCGCGCCGCTCCGGCAATCTCGTCTCAATCCACGCCGATGTTGTCTACGGCGCGTATGGGGACATGCCGGCTGACGAGTTCAGCTTCGAGTACGGCAGCAACATGCACCTGCGGCATGTCCCAATCGGCGACAATCAGGGCCGTCCGCCGCTCTGGGCTTATGCACACGCCAGCCTGAAGGATGGGCAAGCTTTCGAGGCCCTGCCCTACGCCCGTGTCCTGCGTATCCGCGACAACTCCCAGGGCTATCAGGCCGCGCTCTCGGCCAAGCAAGAAGCGGAGCGGAATCCGAGCCAGAGCGGGTGGAAAATGCGCTCGTTCGACTCGTCGCCCTGGGTAGCCCACGAACACGAGATGGCGGCAAAGACCATGATCCGCCGGCTGTCGAAGGCCCTGCCGATGTCGATCGAATTCGCCAATGCCGTCCAGCTCGACGCCATGAGCGACACGGGTGGGGTGAACTACGCGGCGTTCACCGACGAAGGAGGGCGGCCCATCGACGTGCGCATCGACGATGTCTCGGCGGCAATCGACCACCGGCCCGAAGAGGCGATGGAGCCCGTGAGCGAAGGGCGCGAAGAGGCGCTGGTCGAGGCCGGACACGATCCGGAAACTGGTGAGGTTCATGAGCCGCCCCGCCAGGAGAAGCCGGCCGCCGCGAAAGCCAGCCGCAAGCAGGCACCGCCGCCGGCTGAAGACGACGAACTGTTCACCGCCACCTGACCGCCAGCCCATCGGAGGATTTCCCCATGCAGATCAGGATCCGTGATTTCCAGGTGGTCGAGCGCGCCGATCTCCTCGCCGGAGGGCTGGTGCTGGTCACCGGCAAGAACGCACAGGGCAAGTCGAGCGTGCTGAAGGCGACCGCCGCCGCCATGACCGGCCAGCTGCAGTTCGGCCTGCCGAAGAAGGACGCCAAGGCGCTGGTGCGGGCCGGCGCCAGCACTGCCACCGCCGCGGTGCAGGGCACCGACTGGACCGCCGGCGCCGCTTGGCCAAAGTGCGAGGGCAACACCACCGGCCAGCCGCCGAAGGTGACGCCCATCGCCGCCGGCTTGGCCAGCCTGCTCGACCTGTCCGCCAAGGACCGCGCGAAGCTGCTGGCCGAGCTGCTGAAGACGGCGCCCGACCGCGCCGACTTCGTCGCCGCCTGCACCGACGCCTCGATCAGCGAGGCCATCGCCGCCCAGGTCTGGACCGACATCGAAGGCAAGGGCTGGGACGCCAAGGCCACCGAGGTTGCGGACAAGGGCACCAAGCTGAAGGGGCAGTGGGAGCAGGCGACTGGCCAGCGGTTCGGCACCGAGAAGGTGCGGACGTGGCGGCCGGAGGGCTGGACCGACGACCTCGCCGATGCCTCGCTGGACGACCTGCAGGCCGAGGTCGGCGAGGCGCAACAGAAGCTGGAGCGCGCCGTCGCCGCGGCGGCCGTCGGACAGGCGGAACTGGACCGGCTGACCGCCGCGTGCGCCGACATCGACGAACTAAAGGAACAGTCGATCGAGGCGCAAATGGTCGCGACCAAGGCGAACTCGGCCTACGGCACCGCCCAGCGGGAGCGGGACGCCCTGCCGCCGGCGGCCCAGGCGAAGGGCCTCACCTGCCCCTGCTGCAACGCCGCCCTCCAGTTGTCCCACAACATGGGCGCCGACCAGAAGCTCGTGCAGGCCGAGCAGATCGGCGACGACGAACTGAAGAAGCGGCGCGATGCCATCGCGACGGCCGACGGCAAGCTGTCCCGGCTGAAGGGTGAGCGGGACACCGCCGAGCGGAAAGCGACCGAGGCGCAGCGCGCCTATCAGGCGGCGCAGCAGGCGGAGCGGCAGTTGGCCGAGCTGCGGAAGAAGGCGTCCGGCGGCCAGCCGGGCGACGACGTCGAGACCCTCCGCGCTCGCGTCTCCACTGCCGAGGCGCGCCACCGCGCGCTGAAGGCGAAGGAGGATGCCGAGCGGGTCGCCAGCCTGCTGGCGGTGAACCTCGCTATGCAGGCGATCATGGCGCCGGGCGGCCTGCGGCAGGCCAAGCTGGTGAAGGTGCTGGACACCTTCAACGGCGGTCCGCTGCGCAGCTTGTGCGAGGCGGCCGGCTGGGGCGATGTCCGGATCGAGCCGGACATGGGCGTCACCTATGGCGGCCGTCCCTACGAGCAGTTGGCCGGGCTGGGGCCGCAGCTGTCCTCCGATCAGTTTCGGGTCTACGCCACCCTGCAGGTCGCTCTCGCCCAGGTGCAGGGCTGCGCGCTGGTGATCCTCGATGGCGCCGACGTGCTCGACCAGAAGGGCCGCGGCGGGCTGCTGAAGATGCTCCGCGGCACCGGCATGGACGCGCTGATCGGCATGACCTTCAGCGCTCCCGACGTGGTTCCGGACCTGGAGGCGCGCGGCATGGGCCGGGCTTACTGGATCGACGGCGGCATCGCCCGGCCGCTGACCGAGGTGATGGCCGAGAAGAACCGGAAGGAGGCCGCGTGATGGCCCGCCGCAGCCGCAGCTACCAGCGCCGCCAGGAGCGGCGCGCCACCATCGGCCGAAAGGAGGCGGGCCTCAGCGCCCGCGAGGCCCTGGAGGCTGCCGACGCTCTCGATCTGCCGGACGGCGCGACCTTTGCGCTCGCCGCCGAGATGGCCGGCCTGGATCAAGACGAGTTCTTCGACCAGCTGGCCGCCAGCCGATGAACAGCCTGGTCGAAGGGTGGCGGATGGTGACCGAGGGGCGCGAGGCCGTGCTCCTCGATCCGCGCGGCGTCGAGGTGCTGCGGCACTGGTACGCCCCCTTCGTCCGTCGCTGCGCCCGGCGGCTCGGCAGCCGCAAGGGCCTCAACACCGAACTGGTGCGCGGCATCTGCAGATCCGAGGCGTATTTCCGCTTCGAGTTCAGCGCCGCTTACCGCGACGACTTCGATCAAGCGGCAAAGGCCGCGGAGTGAACCATGGTCGCCTACAGCTTCAAGAAGCGCTTCGCCGCGCCGATCATCGCCGGCCTTCAGCCGGGTCCGCTGGTCGACGGCATGAAGCGCCAGACTGTCCGTGCGGACCGGAAGCGCCATGCACGGCCGGGCGAAGAGCTGCAGCTTTACACCGGCATGCGCACTCGTTCGTGCCATTTGCTGGGCCGGGCGGTCTGCACCAGCGTGCTGCCGATCCGCCTCATGCTCGGCCCGTCGCCGGCTGTGGAGATCGGAGACGAGCCGGGGATCACTGACGCGGCCGGGCTCGACCTGTTCGCCCGCTTCGACGGTTTCTCGGATTGGCCGGACCTGTGCGCCTTTTGGGCTGCCGAGCATGAGGCACTGACGGACTTCAGCGGGGTGATGATCCGGTGGGAGCCGCGTTCATGAGCCGCGCGCAACCCACTCTCTTCGAGGACATGCGGACCACTCTGCCCGAGGCCATCGACCTCACCGTCCAGAGCCTCCAGGCCTATGGTCCGCAGCACGAGCACTGGGCCATCGCCTACAGCGGCGGCAAAGACTCCACCGCCACGCTGACCCTCATCATGCACCTGATCGAGACCGGCCGGGTGCCGGCGCCGAAGTCGCTGACGGTCTGCTACGCCGACACCCGCATGGAGCTGATCCCGCTGGCCTTCGCCGCTTCGCGGATCATGGAGCAACTGCGAGCCCGCGGCGTCGACGTCAGGGTCGCCGTGGCGCCGATGGACCTGCGCATGATGGTCTACATGCTGGGCCGGGGCGTGCCGCCGCCCTCCAACTCCTTCCGCTGGTGCACGCGCCAGATCAAGGTGGAGCCGATGCAGGCGGTGCTGGCTGACAAGCTCCATCAACTCGACATGGATGGCAATGAGGCGCTTTTCCGTGCCTTGGAAGCGAAAGCGCGTGGCGCTGGGAACGGCTGGCAAGCCGGCAGGATGATTGAGCGGATCAGCTGGCAGCCTTCGACCGTGCTGATGATCACGGGAGTCCGGATCGGCGAGTCCGCCGCGCGCGACGCCCGCATCGCCGTCAGCTGCGGCAAGGACGGCGCCGAATGCGGCCAGGGCTGGTACCAGGAGGTGCTGCCCGACGCCGCCGGCATCCGCGGCCGCATCGCCACCCTCGCGCCGATCCTGCACTGGAGAGTCTGTCAGGTTTGGGATTGGTTGATGTTCGAAGCCCCGGCGCTGGGCTGGGCAACGGCCGACGTGGCGGACGCCTATGGCGGGGACGAGGCCGAGGAGGTGAATGCCCGGACCGGCTGCATCGGCTGCCCGCTGGCCAGCCGCGATCTAGCGCTGGAGACGGTGCTGCGCTCTCCGCGCTGGTCCTATCTCCGGCCGCTGGCCGACTTGAAGCCGCTCGTCTATCGCGAACTGCGCAAGCCGAAGTGGCGGCTCCGCAAGACTGGGATGGACGAGACTGGCAACATCGCCGCCGGCAAGAACAAGCAGCGCATGGGGCCGGTCACGCTGGACGGCCGGCGGATGGCGTTGGAGCGGGTGCTCGACATTCAGCGCCGGTGCAACGACGCCGCCGCCGGTCTCGGTCGCCCAACTGTCGACCTGCTGAACGCGGAGGAAGAGACCCGCATCCGCGAACTGATCGCCGCCGAGACTTGGCCCCAGGGCTGGGATGGCGACGAGCCGACCGGCGACGTGCCTCTCGACTTGGTCTATCGCGACGGGCTGGTGCAGCCCCTGCTGGTGAGGTGATCCATGCCCAAGGCCCTGCGCATCACCATGCCCGACGGCAGCCAGTGGGACGTGCCCCTGGAGATCATCGCTCGCAGCCGAGCCGCCCATTATGCGGACGAGTTCGGCGGCGATGCCCAGCGGTCCCTTGCCGAGGATACCTTGCCGCTATTCGAGGAGTATCCGGACGAGGCCATCGACTGGGCCTCCAACAACATGAACTGGTCGGAAGTCGCCGCCCACGCGGTGCAGTCGGTTCCGCCGCGCCCGCTGACCGACCGGGACAAGCAGACGGGCTGGATGACCGGAGATCGGGAAATCGTGGAGCTGGGAGGCTGAGGATGGACAAGCTGCTGACGCTGGAGGAATGGGCCGCAACGGTGTTCGGCGCCCACCCGCCCCACATTGCGACCCTTCGCCGCTGGGCGCGGGAGAGCCGTATCTTCCCGGCGCCCCAGCTCCATGGGCGCTCCTACTATGTCCTGGCCACCGCCCGCTACATCGACCCCACCAAGCCCATCGCTCCGCAGGCTGCCCAGGCCGCACCGCGCCGTGGATCGTTGGCCGACAGAATCATGAAGGAGCGCGGTCTTGGGAAGACGGCGTAGCCGGCAGACCCGGAGCCTGCCCGCGAACCTGTACGAGCGCTCCGGCTATTACTCGTGGCGCGATCCGCAGACCGGCAAGGAGCATGGCCTCGGTCGCGACCGGCGCAGCGCCGTTGAACAGGCCATTGAGGCGAACCTCGTGGTCGAGGGGCTGCAGAACAAGCGCCGGCTGGTCGATCGGCTGAACACCGGCCCCAACAACAGCGTCGGCGCGTTCTGCGACCTCTATTCCGGCATCGTCGACAGCCGCAAGGAAGCCGGCCGGATCAAGAAGGCCACCCACGAGCATCTGTCGCAGCGGATCCGGCATCTCAGGGCAGCGCTGGGCGAACGCCGCATGGACGCCATCACCACCCGCGACATCGCCGACTATCTCACCACCTGGGAGGAGCGCGGCAAGCTGCGGATGGCGCAGTCGGTCCGCGCCTTCCTGCTGGACCTGTTCACCGTCGCCAAGTCGAAGGGGTGGGTGACGCTCAACCCGGTCACCGACACGAAGGTGGCGCCGGCGGAGGTGCAGCGCGCCCGCCTGACCCTGGACGACTTCCGCGCCATCCATGCCGTCGCGGTGAAGGACTATGCGCCGTGGCTGGCCAGGGTGATGGAGCTGGCGCTCGTCACCGGCCAGCGGCGCGAGGACCTCGCCACCATGGGGCCGCGCGACGTCCGCGACGGCAAGCTCTGGATCATCCCGAAGAAGACCGAGAGGCACGGCATGCGCATCTGCATCCCGCTCGACCTGCGCCTGCAGGCCGTCAACTGGTCCGTCGGCGAGGTGATCGCCCGATGCCGGGACAAGGTGCTGAGCCCGCGCTTCATCCACCACAGCGGCTTTGCCGGCCGGGCGAAGCCGGGTGACGGCATCCGCCCGCACACGATCAGCATGTGGTTCGCCGAGGCGCGCGACAAGACCGGCCGGACCTGGGCTGACGGCAGCACGCCGCCGAGCTTCCACGAGATCCGCTCGCTGGCCGCCCGGCTGTATCACGAGCAGGGGATCAATGCGCAGTCGCTGCTTGGACACAAATCCGCCGACATGACGGCCCTGTACCGGGACGTCCGAGGCGCCGAGTGGATCGAAGTAAAAGCGACGTAG